ATGGGGACAACAATACGTCCGGAGCTGTCTACAAAGAATCCTTATTGGATTGAAAAACATCGGTATTATGAACTGAAGCATTTCTGCCTGCAGTATCCTATCTGGAAGAAAGCCTATGCGTCTTTAAGTGGTCTTGCCACTCGACCAACGGACTTGGCATTGTTCAAGACTTCTAATCTGTTGAGTGATCCAACGGCTAGATGTGCCGTAGCGAGGGCTTATTACTCAGAGCGCATGGAGATGGTTCGGAAAGTTGCCGAGCAAACTGATCCAGTGATAGGAGATTACATTCTCAAAGCAGTCACAGAGGGATGGTCTTATGATATTCTGAAAGCTAGATTAGAAATTCCATGCTGTAAGGATATCTATTATGACTTGTACAGACGATTTTTCTGGTTATTGAATAAGGAGCGACAGTAATATGAAAATTGTAGATAAGGCGATAAAGAAAGTATATCGGTTTAACTGCCCAAATTGTCAGAGCCGGCTAGAAGCAGAAAGCCAGGAATTGGTTGATATCGGTGGGAAGGTCAGCAAGTTTTTCTGTCCAGTTTGCAAAAAGGAACGGTATATCACCTGGTCGGACTTGCGAAAGAAGATTATATACGAGGGAGAAGAAACCTCGTAAGAATTACATCTCCTGTAGTGAAAGGAGAGTGATATTTTATGACATTAAGTAAATACGGAAGGGTGTTTAATTCGTCATGTTATGCTTGGGAGAAAAATCGGCAATTCAATTTGCTATTCTTAAAAGCAGAGCAAGACTATTTTAACGATGTTCTAAGGAATAGAGGATTCGTGTTTTTAAGAGATATTTATGAATTACTCGGATTCCCGATAACAAAAGAAAGCGTTATAGTAGGTTGGGTGTACGAAAAGGATAATCAAATTGGAGACAACTATATTGAGTTCTCTATCGAGGATAACGATGATGAAACAAATCCGGATGTGAAAATTGACTTTAATGTAGATGGAAATATCTTGGATCGAATTGAGGGATTGAGCCGCTAACAACGGCTCTTTCTTTTTTGTCTTCGTATCAAGGACATTGTCTGTTATGGAAACCTATAGCTCACATTTTAGAAGGAGGTAAATAAGATGAGCAAATGGAACGTCAAATTGAAAGACTATGTGAATGAAAATCTACCATCTATACTGTCTGGTGCGGCAGTAGTCGGTGTCATCGTCGCAGTAGGTCTGACAATTGAAGCAACGCTGAAAGCAAAGGACAAGCTTGACAAGATGAAAAACGAGCCATTGACGGATAAGGCTTTGGCTGTCGTTCCTCTGTGTCTGGCTCCTGCGGTAGCTGGTGGGGCTACAGTATGCTGTATCCTTGGCGCCGATCGAGAGAACAAGAAAAGATATTTGGCAATCGCCAGTGCATTGGAGCTCTCGAAGGGGCAGTTCAGCAACTATAAGAAGCAGGTGTCTGAGATTATCGGCAAAGAGAAATCCGACGAGATTGACAAAGAGGCAAAGAACCAAGCGAGTAAGCAGGTAGACGGCAGAACAAGAAAAGGCGTAGAAGAAATTTTAGATTTGGTGACTGGGATACGGTTTGTATCAAGCCAGGTGGCAATTTTGAAAGCACAATCCAGAATCAACTCAATGGCTCTTTTGGATGGATCGGCACGATTGAGTGATTTCTACGAATATCTTGGAGTAGAGACCGATGTTATACCTGAGATCGCTGATAAGATTCGATGGTCTGCAAGCAAAGGAATCGACCAGATGAATATCGAGTTTGGTGGCCTGGTAACAGACAATGGCGAAATGCTTATGACGATCGACTATGAATATGACATCGACAATGAGCACTGAGATAGTAAGAGGAAGACCTGAAACATGGTCTTTCTTTTATTCTAGCTTAGAACGACAGTACGGAGGTTACCGGAAAAAGTGCTATTTTGATATTTGAAAAAATTCCCGGAAGAAAATTTTGAAAAACATTTTTGAAAGGAGGGGTAACTATGTGGATAATCATTATGTTCGTAATTGGAGTTCTATTCGGAGTTATGGCGACAATTGCTTATTATCGGAGAAAGCGTGTCGGAACACTTCGAATTGATACTTCAGATCCTTCGGACGGTGCTTATTTTTTCCTGGAGATAGAATCCGGAAAAGCCAAAACCATACCAAATCAGAAAACTATTGTGCTGTCAGTAAATACTCAAAATTACATTTCGCAAGGATAACAGCTGCTTTTATGGAAACTGGCGTATCCAACAACTAAGAAAGGAGATAAAACGAAAATGAATGAAGAACTTATATTAATGTTGGACGAGGAAATTAAAGCCGAAATTGAGGGATTGAAATCTCTTGCAGAAGGGAGTAAAGAGTATTCGGACGCAGTCGATAACTTGACGAAGCTTTACAAACTGAGAATCGAAGATTCAAAAGCAGCTATGGACTACAACAAGGAGATTGATAACGACCAGTTCCGTCGTGATCAGATGGAAAAGGATGAGCAATCTCGGAAAGAGCAGTTAGCAGAGCAGCGAATCGATCGGTATGTCAGAATTGGTATCGCAGCGGCTGAGTTGATGATTCCGATTATGTTTTACAATATCTGGATGAGAAAGGGATTCAAGTTTGAGGAAACCGGCTCGTTCACAAGTACGACATTTAAGGGTTTAATCAATCGTTTTAGACCGACGAGGAAGTAAACAAGAGTATTCCAAAGGCGGAAGGGCGTGTAATTTACAGCGTCTTTTCGTCTTTTCTACATCTTCTGTAATGAAAGGATGGTGTACAATATGGAAATCAGGTGTATAGAAACGACAAGGAAAATCCTAGAGGATGAAATCCTGAAAGCAAAACGAATGGTTGCTTATACAGCAGAATTCGAGGATAAGACAGCTTCAGGTCGCTGGAAAATGGCTGTTTTTCAATTGGAGTGTCTGTATAAAAAGCTAGATACGGCTTTCGGATTGATTCAGAAAGGTGCTTCTGATGAAAAGATTGAAGACTTGTTAGACATTTTGGACAAGAAACTTTTTATGGAAGGGCCTTAACATGGCCTTTTCATTTTTCTCGCAATATCAGCATATCGTATTATGGAGATGAAGGCTTTTATCTCTTAACTTAACAATCAAAATGGTGTATGATTTGCTTATACACCGTCTAGTTATGAAAGGAGATAAGAATTATGAGCCAAATTATTAAACCGGAGGGTATCGAATTGCGTAGATACCTGAATGAAGGATATGCGATTTGCAACAAATGTGGAGCAATTATGGACAGAAAAGAAGGTCCGAATGGCAGAGATGATATTTATGCCTGCCCATCATGCGGATGGAAAGTAGACGTGATGGATTATGAGTATGAAGAAGACGAGGAAGAAGAATGGACAGAAGAGATACTCAAGGCATATGACGGAGATGTTCCGCCTGCCGGCTGTAGGGCTTGTGGAGGTCCTTATCCACAGTGCAAAACGTCATGTAAATTATTTGACGATTAATTTTGGGGGAGAGGGTCCTGACGAGGACTCTTTCTCTTGCATTTTTTGGAGAATACGATGAGATACTATTCTGAAAAACCTAAAATGCCAAGAACCGTCTTTGGCAGGCGATATGTTTGTAATCATCCGGTTTATGATAGCTGTACATTATTTGAAATTGGCAAGAAAGGGCTTGCTGTTATTCAGCAGCGTTTTGATAAACAAACTAAACGAACCTGGTGGGGCGAAATCGAACCATGGATTACAAACTCTTTATATTTGCATCCGCAGTTTTTGAATTATTTTGAAGAGCGTTCCGGAGAGTGTACGGACGATGGTTTGTATCCAACAGTAACAGTCAGGCAAATTATGTGGGCGCTTAAAATAAAACCTTTGAAAAGGGAACGATGGGAAACGGTCTTTGACAGAAGAGAAATATAGCCGCAAGATATACAACCCCTTTAATGAAACACATTTTAATGAAGGAGGTTGTAACGATGTATTTAGGAGAAATGAGTGAAAGAGAGCTTCAAAACAAAATTCAGTACTTTGAGGATTTATTGCTCAGGAGTAAGAATTTTAATGAACAGTTGAAATTTCACGATATGCTGACAAAAATGCGTAAACAAGCGTCATTAGTAAAAATGAATCAGATGAAGAGAGGGTCCTGTTAAACCAGGGCTCTTTTCTTTTTCTTCGCTATTTTTACAGCTCCTTTTATGAAAACCATTATATTGAAAGGAGTTAAAAGAATGGACGAAATGAATATAGTATCGAAATTCACAACAATGATGATTTCAAAAATTGCAAGGAAAGTTTTACGAAAGAAGCTCGGATATGATGTAGATATTCAGCTAAATGAGATAAAGACTACCATTGCAGATGGAAAGACTCACGTTCATGTGGATCTTGATGCAGAACTCAGCAAGGAAGAACTTTTAAAGATTCTAAAAAATATTGGTTTGGATTGAGAAGATGGACTCGTGCTTCGGCATGGGTCCTTTTCTTTTATATTTCGCATTTTCTACAAGCCGCTTTATGAAGAGAATGATTAGCTCGGTTGGTAGAGCACCGGTAAGATTCGGGGGTCATGGGTTCGAGTCCCATATCATTTTCTTTTCTGTTATTTTTAAAATTTGCTAAAAAACGAAAGGAGAAAACAAAAATGAGCAAATTTACAACAACATTACGACGATCTTCTCCAACTATCCTAACTTGTCTAGGGGTAGTCGGAGTGATCGGAACGGCTGTTATGGCTGTTCGAGAAACACCAAAAGCTTTGCGGCTTATCAAAGCAAAGAAAGATGAACTGGAAAAAGATAAGCTGACGCCCGTAGAACTTGTACAGACGACATGGCAGTGTTATATTCCGTCTGCCTTGATAGGAGTTGGCACGATTACCTGTATTATGGGCATTCGAGTCATGGATAAGCGTAATCAGGCAGCTTTGACAAGCGCTTATGCTATGTTAAATGAATCCTATAAGCAGTATCGGCAGGCAGCCAAACGGGTTTATGGTGAGGATGCGGATAACCGTATTCATGCTGAGATGGCTAAGGATGCACAAGTAGCCAGTTATGACTGGGGCTATCAAGTCTATAACATGGATATGGATCCGGAAAGTGAACACTTACTCTTTTACGATCTGGCATCCAAAAAGTATTTCAACACCACAATGGCGGCGGTTTTAAATGCTCAGTATCATGTAAATCGTAATCTGTCCGTAAGAGGCGATTGCTCGTTAAACGAATACTTATCGTTTCTCGGTCTTGACGGGGTTGATCATGGAGATGATATCGGCTGGGACATCAGTTATATGGTGGAGGAGTGCGATGCTTACTGGTTGGATTTCGATAATCAGAAGACAACTCTGGAAGATGGGCTGGAATGTATCGTAATTGACACCATGGCACTGAATAAATTTGAGTAATCGCAGAATCTACAGGCAGTATTATGAAAGGAGGTAAACGCTTTATGAAGTCGAAAACTAACATGATTAAAGTTCTTGGACTGGTTACCACTGTGATAGGAATGGCAGCATCGCTGTTATCTGACTGGGTGAGTGAGCAGAAGATGAACGAAAGGATTGATGAAAAAGTCAATGAAGCACTTGCCAAAAGAGATGAAGAAGAAAATGAGGAGTCCTAGACCGGGACTCTTCTTTTTTCTTTGTTTCGAGGAGGTCTAAATGGACGAACGAGCAATATTTGCCATTAAGGAGTACATGTATGATCTTTTCGAGCCTGGCAGAAATTGGCCAAAGTATGAATTTCAGAAACGAAGCTATGCAAGATGGGCTACAGCAGAGATTTTACGATGTATTCAGAAGCAACCGAACAGACCATCGATGGAGGTGGTAAAAGACTTTGTCCGTAAAACAGACGAGTATTCCGGTATCGACCACGATGATCGGAATGACAGCTTTATATTCTATGTTGCGCATGACGTAGCTACAGATATCTTAGATATTTTGAGAGCTATGAATTAAATGCATGCAAATGAAAGGAGAAAACAAAATGGAAAGAATCAATGTTATGCGGATGTATGAAAAGGAAGTATGCGACATTCAGCTCGGGGACAAGATTCTTGTTCCTTTGGAAAAATTTGGGGAGTTCACCGCAACAGCACATAAGATTACGGACAAAGGTGTGCTGTTTATATTTGATGATTATGTCGCCAGGCATCAGATGAACAGCCGCGATACCAATAAGGGTGGCTTCGAGAAGTCTGATCTTAAAAAGTGGCTCGATACGGTTCTGTTTGAAGCGTTTCCAGATTGGCTGAAAGGAAGAATTGAGAAGCTTTCAATACCAACAGTTGGTGAATTGTTCGGTCATGAAGATGAAGAGGAATGGGATAATGAATTTTCTGAATCGGATACGGACGAGCAGTTACCTCTGATGAAAGATCGTAGAAATCAAGTTGCTTATTCTGACAACGATCTTAGCTGGGGTTGGCTTCGAAATGCTATGAAAAAGGAAACGTCTACGGCTCATTTCGCTAGTGTGAACTATTATGGCTTTGCGGGCTGCACCGGCGCTTCGTTCCCTAATGGAGTTCGGCCTGAATTTTGGTTGGTTAAGTAAACAATTCAAACTATATATTTGCAACTTTTGAAAGGAGAAAAATTATGTTAAATATTGAAATGAAAGTAAAGAACTACGAGATCGGAGATCAGATTTCTATTAAACTTCCCAAATATGGAGAATTTACTGCCACAGCAGAAAAAGTGGAAGCAAATAGAGTTCTGTTTATATTTGACCAGGTTGTAACTCGCCGGCAGATGAACGGTAGTGACACCAATGATGGTGGCTTCAAAGAAACAGAGTTGTATCGTTGGCTGCAGGATGAATTATTGCCGTTATTTCCCGAGGAATTAAAGAATTACATTGGCGAACTGACTATTCCGACGATTGGTCAGATTGTTGGACATACGGATGAGTGGGACAACGAGCACATGGAATCTGATGAGGATGAGCAGTTACCTTTGATGAGAGATGTAAAACATCGAATTGCAGCTCTCGATAATGAGATAGTTTGTTACTGGCTGCAGAATGCTTCAAAAAGCAGCTGGTCTGCGGCTTCTTTCGCTATTGTGGACTCCTATGGCTATGCGGCCTACGACGGCGCTTCGAACTCTTTTGGGGTTCGTCCGGCTTTTTGGTTAGGGAAGAACGACGGTGGCCTTGTGCCCCGGAGCGACATGGCTGCTAAAAGTAGTCCCTCTGATGATTCCGTAGAATCTTTGAAAGAGGAAATAAAGTCTAAAACTGAGGAAATCGCTCTTTTACACAGTAAGATCAAAAAGTTGGAAACAACTGAAATGGGGAAGAAAGCTGGAGAGGAAATCAAGGCAACTATGGACGGTTTTGTATCCGCTGGATTCACTGAAGATCAGGCATTTCAGCTTGTTATTCTTTCTATCTTGCCATCTATGTTTGGGAGGTAATACCACATGAAGAAACCAAATTTATCGAAAGCTCTTAAATCGATTCGGATATCCGCTCAGAAACACAGTCCGGAGATTCTTACCGGGGTTGGTATAGCTGGAATGGTCGTTACAACGGTTATGGCGGTTCGGGCAACTCCGAAAGCACTGATTCTTATCGAAGAGAAGAAAGAGGAGCTTCAGGAAGAAAAACTGGCGCCTGTAGAGACCATTAAAACGACTTGGATTTGTTATATTCCAGCTGCGGTCACAGGAACGATATCGATTGCCTGCTTAATTGGTGCCAGTTCTGTCAATATGAGGCGCAGAGCGGCGTTGGTTACGGCGTATACGCTTTCTGAATCTGCATTGAAGGAATATCAGGAAAAAGTCGTTGAGGCAATCGGTGAAAAGAAAGAGCAGGCGATTCGTGATTCTATTGCGAAGGATAAGGTTACGAAAAATCCGGTTAGTAATCACGAAGTAATTATCACCGAAAAGGGAAATACGCTCTGCTATGATACCTTGTCCGGGCGATATTTTAAATCTGATAGGGATAAGATTGATAAGGCTATCAACGAATTGAACCGTAGAATGCGTGATGAGATGTATATATCTTTGAACGATTTCTATTATGAGATTGGGTTGAATTCTATCGATCTTGGTGATTTGCTTGGCTGGAATATTGATAACGGGTATATAGAACCCACATTCAGTTATCAAGGAGCGGATGACGGAACTCCCTGCTTGGCGATCAGTTATCTGGTTGAGCCCCGGTATGATTATCGTGGGCTCTAAGATAACTCGCAAAAATTACAAGCACTCTAATGGAAGAATTATCCACTAAATCCATATTATTGAAAGGAGATAAAAAAAATGGAAGCGAACGAAATCATGAGAAACGAAGAGGTTACTGAGGCGGTTGAGACGGCTACAGAGGAAATCGTATCTAAGAGTTCTGGAAGCAAATTCAAGACGGCAGCTATTGGTGGCTTGACAGTATTGATCGGCGGTTTAGTCGTACAGTACGTTGTCATCCCGACAGTAGTAAAGATCAAGAATAAGAGACGGAATTCGGGTGCAGATTTCGAAGAGCTGCCCGTCGCCGGCAACGAAGAGGTCAATGGTTCGGACGAGGACAAAGACGAAGAATAAAAATGGAAGGAAATTCTTAACGGAAGGAGAGTGTCTGTAACAAGGCACTTTCCTTTTTCTATTTCTTTTCCAGGAAGGAGAAATTTATGAACCAGTATAGTTATAGTGGTCCAGTTATGGAGTTTGACCGATGTGTTTCTGATAACTGGAAAGGTACTACTTACGCCGTATCTGAAAAGAAAGCAAAAAGCAATCTGGCGTATCAATTTAAAAAGCAAAATAATCGAATTGCTGCGACAAGGATTTCCCTTCCTGGGAAATTAAAGCAGGTTTGAAAGGAGAAAACAAAATGAGTAGAGATGATTATGATTGGATTTTAGGATTTGGAATGATGGTGGCTGGTTTGATCGGTCTTGGATATGGTATTGGCGTTCATTGTAAAATGAGAAAGCTTTGCGAGAAACTGGATACGACTATCGAGAACCTTTCAAATGATGTTCCAATTGATATTCCGAAAGAAGTAATCAATCAGGCCGTTGAAATGGCGGCGGAACGGGTGGCCCAGAAAGCAGTTAATGATGCCACTTCAACGGTAATTAAGCAGATCCATGAAGATATCCATGATCAAGTATCGGCAGCGGTGTCAAATGAACGAAATACCATCGGAAAAGAAGTAACCAATAAGATTGCTGAAAGGGTTGAAAAGATCGATGAGAATAGTCTTCGTCGGGAAGTCGTAGAAAAAGCAAGAGAACAGATCGCAGAAAAATTTGACAGCAAATTAGATGACCTGTTGGACGATTTCAACACAAATTTGAATAACGTATCTAAGATTTACAGTTCGATTGCACATTCGATGGCTGGTAATAAAGAAACAATGTTCAGAGTTGTGTAAAGGAAAGGAGAACACGAATGGAAGAATACGGACCAAATTCCTATAAGTCAAAAGAAGAGAAAAAAGAAGCAGCGAACGTTCCTGAGAAAAAGGTTGGTAAAGTTATTGCCGGATCTGCAAAATCCAAAAAGAAAGGCGAAATGCAGAAATTTGCTGACGTATTTATTTCAGAAGATGTTGGCAATGTGAAATCTTATATTTTCATGGAGGTCATCGTTCCCGCCATAAAAAAGGCAATTTCAGATGTTGTGACAAATGGAATTGATATGATTCTGTATGGCGAGTCTGGAAGAAGCAGAAAAAATGCTACAACGACCAAAGTATCCTATGGAAAATATTATAACAGTCCTGAACCGAGGCGGACACAGCCGAGAACTGGCTTTGATTATGATGATGTTATATTTGAGAATCGTGGTGATGCCGAGTCCGTTCTCGATGCTATGAATGAAATCATCAGCCAGTATGGAGTAGTCAGCATAGGTGATTTGTATGATCTTGCCGATGTCTCAACGGATAACTTTACTGTGAATAAGTACGGCTGGACAGATATCAGCGGATGCAAAGCAGTTCGTGTTCGTGAAGGATATATTCTCAAATTGCCGAAAGCAACACCAATTTAATTAGTGAAGGAGGAATAACGACATGGATGCTTTGAAAAGAGATGAGATCTTAGAAACGGCAAAGTCTATTATTAACGGCGAACGGGAGGGTACATACGGGAAAGCAGAAGATAGTTTTAAGACGATCGCTGCTTTGTGGAGTGGATATCTGAATCGAGATATTTCTTCCATCGATGTAGCGAATCTTATGATTCTTATGAAGGTCGCTCGTAATTGTACCGGCGTTTACAAAGAAGATAACTGGATTGATATTTGCGGTTATGCCGCATTAGGCGGAGAAATTCAAGAAAAGGAGAATAAATAATCATGAAAAAAGAAGAAATCATGAATAAGGTCAGTGGGGCTTTTGGAAAAGTCGGCTTTAAGCTGCAGAAGCACAGCCCTGAAATTCTGATGGTGGTTGGTGTTGTTGGAGCAGTCGCAAGTGCAGTTGTTGCTTGCAAGGCTACTCTGAAAGTAGAAGAGATCGTGGATGATACAAAAGAAAAGATGGACAAAATCCACGAGTCTGAGGAAAAAGGATGCACCGCTATGGGCATGGATTATTCCAAGGAAGATGCCAGGAAAGACACAACGATTGTCTATGTTCAGACCGGAATTAAACTTGCTAAGTTGTATGCTCCGGCAGTTGCTATGGGTGCTCTGTCTCTCACAAGTATTCTTGCATCCAATAACATTCTGAAGAAGAGAAATGTTGCTATTGCGGCAGCGTACACAGCGGTTGACAAGAGCTTTAAGGATTATCGAGCGCGTGTTATTGAGCGTTTTGGGCAGGAAGTTGACAAAGAGCTTCGTTATAACCTCAAAGCAGAAAAGACAACTGAGACGGTAGTTGACGAGGAAACTGGAGAGAAGAAAAAGGTCAAGAAGACCAATTTTGTTGTGAATCCGTCGGATATCAGCGGTTATGCTCGTTTCTTCGAGAAGTATACGACTGATGAAGAAGGCAATAGTGTCCTGAATCCTCATTGGGAACCGAATAACGAGTACAATCTCATGTTCATCAAGGCACAGGAAAATTATGCAAACGATCTTCTGAAAGCAAAGAAGCGTCTTTTCCTGAATGAGGTATATGAGATGCTTGGTCTGCCGGTGACAAAAGCTGGTCAGGTTGTTGGATGGGTGTATGATCCAGAGAATCCAATCGGGGATAATTATGTGGATTTCGGTCTTTACAAAGATAATCTGAGTTATTCAGATTTTGCAAATGGCATGGATCCAGCAATTCTTCTCGATTTCAATGTAGATGGAAATATTTGGGAACTGATGTGAAGAGATGGCCTCAATGGGGCTGGCTCTGGAAATCCATATCGTACAATGGCAGATTACCCTTGGTTAGGTTTCAGAGAACTGAGGGTAATCTAATCACTGATTAATAAGAAAGGAGTTTTGACTTATGACTAACCTTATGATGGCACTTATATCTTATACGTTTGCGGCTATGGCCGGTATTTGCTTTGTAGGTGGGGTATCCCTTTTGTCTGACAGGAAGGGAAGGTAAAACATTATGGATGAGATCGAACGTACCCTATCAGTATTGGACTATGTACTGGATACTCCCCGAAAACGGCATATTGCAGGAGGAATCTTGTTAAGTTTGTCTATGCTCTTCACGGGACTTGCCTTAACCGTGATGACCATACGAAATGAGGACTATTCAGAGGAAGGAGAAGACGATGAGTAAAGTAACTGGTTTATTTATATTTGTTCTTGGAGCTGCCGTAGGCTCGGCGGTGACATGGCAATATGCAAAAAATTTTTATGAGCAGCGTGCGCAAGAGGAGATCGACTCGGTCAAGGAGACCTATGGAAAGAAAGTAGCGCCGGTTCAGGTAGAAGCGGATACGGCTGAAAAGGAAGCTGCAACTGTAGTGGACGGAGTCGATGACAAACCGGATATTCTTCACTATGCCGAGATTCTGAAGAATGAACAGTATACTACGGACAATGAATCCACTACTGCCGAGAATAAGCCTTATGTCATATCGCCGGATGAGTTTGGCGAATTTGAGGAGTATGATCGGATCAGCCTTACTTACTATGCGGATCAGGTTCTTGCGGACGAGAACGACGATAAGATCAAAGATGTGGACGAGGTCATTGGTGTTGAATCTTTGACACATTTCGGAGAGTTTGAGGACGATTCCGTGTTTGTAAGGAATGATCGGCTGAAGTGTGACTATGAAATTCTTATGGATAGCAGAACCTATTCTGAGGTTTTAAAGCAGAAGCCACATCAGAAGGAGGACTAAATGACAAAAAGCGAGCTGAATAACAGATATTTTAACTGGATGTGCCAGCTCGTATCGGTGCGACGATATTCCAAAGGTCGTTCTTATGTCAGACTTTTAAGATTTCTTCACAAAACTGATTTTTATTACACAATCCCTATGGACGGAAATCGAGAAGCAGACGGGATCGACCTTCGATATCGTTTTGGTTATGAAAATTCATACGATGAATCTATGATAGCGGCTTATCTGGACGACAGGCCGTGTAGTGTGTTGGAAATGATGATCGCCCTTGCTATTCGATGCGAGGAAAACATTATGGACGATCCTGATATCGGTGATCGAACTGGTCAATGGTTTTGGAGCATGATTGAAAACCTTGGTCTATCTGATATGGACGATGCCGAGTACGACGAGCTATATGTTCACAGGATTGTTAAACGATTTCTGGATCGGGGTTATAAAAAGAATGGCGAGGGCGGTTTATTCACAATTCATCACTCTGCCGGCCGAGATCTGCGGAACGTAGAAATCTGGTATCAAATGTGCTGGTACTTAGATGAGCTTGTATGAATCGCGGAGGTATAAAATGGTACATCAAAAAGTGTTCGAAGTGTTTGACGCATATTTTCCGAATTATAGTGGAGAAAATGCGGAGGCATGGTTTGCAAATGGAAAGAACAGTATCCGTGTCCGACTGAAGAATCAACAAGAATTAGTATTTACCTATCAAGGCAAATCCGACTGGAAACTCGAAACAGTTAAATGCTTCCTCGATAGTAAGAAAGGAGAAAAACGATGAGTGAACGTAATGCGTATATTATCAACCATAATTTTGAGTTGATATTTCGAAGGCTTAATCGTGATGTAATACCGACCATGGAAGCTTTTCGAAAGTTTATGAAAAGACAAAGAAGAGCGAATAAGTGGGATGCACTAGCTCTGATTCTGATCGATCTTTATATTTGCTATAACGAGAAACACAAATACGAACTGACAAAAGAGCTCAATGAGCTTAGAGAAGAGATCGACCAACTGAAAGGAGAACAGATAATGAGATGATTGATTTTCTGGTGATTTCAACCCGTAGTACAAAGCGTGGTATAATTGAAATCTATCCAAAGTTCATTATCAAAAAAAGCGAAGATCTTATGATACGAGGCGGTGACTTTTACGCTATCTGGATCGAGGAGCGTGGTCTGTGGTCAACAGATGAGCAGGACGCGTTGCAATTGATAGATCGAGAACTGGATAGATATGCCGAAGAAAACCGCCAACGCTTCGACAATGATATAAAGGTTTTGCATATGTGGGATGCGGAGTCCGGCATGATTGATTCTTGGCATAAGTATTGCCAGAAGCAACTGCGGGACTCTTTTCATATGCTTGACGAAAAATTGATATTCTCCAATACGGAGACAAACAAAAAGGATTATGCCAGCAAAAAGTTGAGCTATCCTTTGGAACCTGGAGATTTGACTGCTTATGACAAGCTGATGTCTGTTTTATATTCTGAGGAAGAAAGGCACAAGATTGAATGGGCGGTTGGCTCTGTTGTTTCTGGAGATTCTAAAAAACTTCAGAAATTCATGGTTTTATATGGAGCTGCAGGAACTGGTAAATCCACAGTGCTGAATATTATTCAGCAGCTCTTTGAAGGGTATTATTCGGTGTTTGATGCGAAAGCGTTAGGCTCTTCCAGCAATTCTTTTGCATTGGAAGCATTTAAGAGTAATCCCTTAGTAGCAATCCAACATGATGGAGATCTGTCCAGAATTGAGGACAACACGAGATTGAACAGTCTGGTTTCCCATGAACTTATGACAGTGAACGAAAAATTCAAGTCAACATATGCAAATCGATTCAAATGCTTTTTGTTCATGGGTACAAATAAGCCGGTGAAGATTACAGATGCAAAGTCTGGTTTGATCCGAAGACTTATTGATGTGTCGCCAACTGGAAATAAGTTATCTCCTAAAGAATACAAAACAATTGTCAAGCAGGTTGGATTTGAATTGGGTGCGATTGCGTATCATTGTCAGGAAGTATATTTAGAAGACCCTGGCAAGTACGACGATTATGTTCCGATCGCAATGCTTGGCGCGTCGAATGATTTCTATAATTTCATTATTGACTCATACCATGTATTCAAAAAAGAGGATGGAACAACCTTAAAAGCTGCTTGGGAAATGTATAAGACTTACTGCGAAGACGCAAAGGTTTTATATTCTCTGTCACAAAGAGCATTTAAAGAAGAACTGAAAAACTATTTCTGGGAATTTAACGAGCGGTTTAATCTTGACGATGGTTCGAGGGTACGGAGCTATTATTCTAAGTTCAGGACAGATCGGTTTGAGACGGAAACGAACGATAGTAAATCAGCTCCGAAGCCGGTTGTGCTTCAGTTCAATAGCACGGAGTCTATTTTGGACAAGGTTTGCTCAGATTGTATTGCGCAATATGCCAACGATGATGAGAAGCCGGTTAGAAAATGGACAGAGGTTAGAACAAAGCTTAGCGATTTGGATACATCGAAGGTCCATTATGTGAAAGTCCCAGAAAACCACATTGTTATCGACTTTGATATTCCTGATAAGGACGGTAATAAGTCTTTTGAAAAGAATCTCGAAGCCGCCAGTAAATGGCCGCCAACATACGGAGAATTAAGCAAAAGCGGAGCAGGGATTCATCTGCATTATATTTATACGGGTGACCCAAAGAAACTCAGTAGAGTATATGGCGACCATATTGAAGTGAAAGTGTTCACCGGCAATAGTTCACTCAGACGTAAATTGTCCAAGTGTAATGATTTGCCTATCGCTACAATTAGCTCTGGTTTACCTATGAAAGGAGAAAACAAGATGGTAAATTTTGACGCGATAAAGAGCGAGAAGGGGCTTAGAACACTGATAAAAAGGAATCTTAACAAAGAGATTCATCCGGGAACTAAGCCTAGTATCGACTTTATCTATAAGATACTAGAAGACGCCTATTCAAGCGGACTGAAGTACGACATCACTGATATGAGAAATGAGGTATTGGCGTTTGCTGCGGGAAGCACACATAATGCCAGTTACTGTATCAAATTGGTCAACAAAATGATGTTTAAATCATTTGAAGCTTCGGAGCCCGTCAAGAACGAAGAGGCAAAAATGATATTTTATGATGTGGAAGTCTTTCCGAACCTGTTTCTCGTGAACTGGAAATTTGAAGGGAAAGAGAAGCCGGTCGTGAGAATGATCAATCCGACACCGTCCGAAATCGAAGAATTGATGCGGTTTCGTTTGGTTGGATTCAACTGTCGGCGGTACGATAATCATATTTTATATGCAAGATTGATTGGGTATACCAATGAACAGCTTTATAATTTGTCTCAAAAGATTGTCGGGGCAAAGAAAGGATCCAACCGAGATTGCTTCTTTGGTGAAGCTTACAATGTCTCCTATACAGATGTGTATGACTTTGCATCTGCAGGAAATAAGAAAAGCTTGAAAAAGCTGGAGATCGAGATGGGAATTCATCATCAGGAATTAGGGCTTCCGTGGGACGAACCGGTTCCTGAGGAATTATGGACGAAAGTGGCTGAATATTGTGACAACGATGTTATTGCAACTGAGGCGGCTTTCAACTATCTCAAAGCTGACTGGACAGCAAGGCAGATTCTGGCGGATTTAGCTGGCATGACGGTAAACGATACGACAAATACGTTGACCCAGAAAATTATATTTGGGAATAATCGTAACCCGCAGAGCGAATTTCATTATCGCAACTTAGCAGAGCCGGTACATGACTTGGATGAGGACTCTTATGATTTCCTGGCTGAAGCCTGTCCAGAAATGATGAGTCAGACACACGGGGAAGCAGGAAGCTTTTTACCATATTTTCCTGGATATACATTTGACCATGGAAAATCCATTTATCGGGGAGAAGAAGTTGGAGAAGGTGGATATGTATATTCCGAGCCTGGTATGTACGGAAATGTAGCTTTGCTGGATATTTCTTCTATGCATCCGCACAGCGCCATTGCTGAGATCCTCTTCGGTGTCAGGTTTACGAGGGCATTCCGAGATATTGTAGAAGGACGTGTAAGTATCAAGCATGAAGCTTGGGACATCGTCAACCAGATGCTGGATGGAAAGTTGGCGCCCTATATTCAGAAAGTCATCAACGGCGAGATGTCTTCTAAGGATTTGGCGAATGCTTTGAAAACGGCTATCAACTCTGTATATGGTTTGACATCCGCTTCCTTTGACAATCCATTCCGAGATCCACGAAACGTAGACAATATTGTAGCAAAACGAGGAGCCCTGTTTATGATTGACCTTAAAAATGAGGTGCAGAAACGGGGCTTTACTGTTGCCCATATTAAGACAGATTCGATTAAGATTCCAGATGCAACACCGGAAATCATTCAGTTTGTAATGGATTTTGGTAAGCGTTATGGATATACCTTTGAGCATGAGGCGACCTATGATCGAATGTGCCTAGTAAATGATGCTGTTTATATTGCTCGGTACAAAGATGGTGACAAACTTGGAAAATGGACAGCAACTGGCACGCAGTTTCAGATTCCCTATGTGTTCAAAACACTCTTCAGCAAGGAGGATATTCTCTTTGAGGACATGGCAGAAACAAAGGAAGTCAAGTCAGCTTTATATTTGGATATGAACGAGGATTTACCGGATGTATCCGAGTATGAAAAGCAATTTGCCAAAGCAGAGAGCGATTACAAAAAGGGATTGCTTTCTGATACGACCTTTGAAAGTACTTGCGCAGAACTTCGACCGGAAATTGAGAAAGGACACGATTATCATTTCATTGGAAAGGTTGGTTTGTTCTGTCCGGTTAAGCCTGGAAATGGAGGAGGAATCCTTCTTCGGTCCCAAAACAACAAGTATTATGCCGCTACTGGTTCATCTGGATATCGATGGTTGGAATCTGAAATGGTGAAAGAATTGGGGAAGGAAGATGCCATTGACCGCTCATACTACGATAAATTGGTTGATGATGCTGTTGCATCTATTTCCCAGTACGGAGATTTTGAGTGGTTTGCTTCGGACGATCCCTATGTAAAAGAACTTGGAGCCAACGATGCAGATATTGACTGTACTCCACCGTGGCTTCCTCCATGCGGAGAAATGAAGTACGAAACCTGCTTCGATTGTCCGAATTTCCACGATGATCCATTCCATATGGATTGTAATCTTGGCTATGATATTTCAGATGTGATTATGAAGCGTGCATTTATGAATCCTCCGGAAAGTGATCCGGATGAAGATTATTTACCATTTAACTAAATGAAAGGAGAATTAGTATGTCAAACAGAGTCGAAAACAATATTATTATGGAGAATGCTCGTATTATATTTCGGAACTTCTCCGGAAAAGAAGGAAAGTACAACCGTGCCGGAAGCAGAAACTTTTGTGTCGTGATCGAGGATAATGGTCTTGCCGATCGCTTGAGAGCTGAGGGATGGAATATCCGGGTTCTTCCGGCTCGTGAAGAGGGAGATGAAGATCGGTATTATATTCAGGTTCAGGTCAGCTATGAGAATATTCCGCCAAAGGTCTATATGGTCACCAGGAATAATAAGACGCTGCTGGATGAGGAGTCCATTGATTCTCTGGATTATGCAGAAATCCGCAATGTTGATCTGACAATCCGCCCGTATAACTGGGAAGTCAACGGAAAGACCGGCGTAAAGGCATATTTGAAAACTATGTATGTCACCATCGAGGAAGATGAGTTTGCGGACAAATATGCCAACATGGAGGGTCCGGACGAATTGCCGTTTAACTAAATGTATCAGAATAGGTGCCAGCTTATTACATGTCTGGTCAAATGTCCAGTAAGGTCTCAAAAGATAGTGCACTATCTGGAGAGTAAGAGGAAACAGCCTGTTCGCCCAGCTCTAAAGGAGAAAAACGATGCTATTTGGGAAAAAGAAACCACGGAAACGAGTAAAAACTAATAAGAAACCTAAAGTTGCTCCTGCTAAACCCAGTCCTAGACCACCAGCACAGAAGCCGATTACTCCAATACCAGATAAGAAAGAGACTGATATTTTCTTAAACGGATTGAGTAAAGAAAAGTCAAAGGAGAAAAAGCTAGATTATCATAAAGAGTTTCTAAAAACATTCCAAAAACTTACTTATCGACATCGAGCTTGGGATATTTGGCGGGATTTTGTTGTTATGTTTACGTGTTCTCTATCGAATGCAGTAAATAAGGAGCACTATGAAGAACGAGAGGCACGCTATATGAAAATTATCGGGAAGTATAACAAAGAAGAACAAAATCTATTTCCCGAACTAGCCGCTCATACAGTCATGGCTTTGGAAGAAAATCCGGAGCAAGACTTTTTGGGCGGTATTTTTATGGAATTAAACCTTGGGGACGGCAAAAATGGTCAATTTTTCACGCCATATCATGTGTGTGAATTAATGGCAGAAATCGCGGAAGGTAACAATGTAGCCGAACAAGTGAAGAAAGAAGGTTATATTACCATTCACGATTGCTGTTGTGGTGCCGGAGCTACTTTGATTGCTGGAGTTCATGCAGCAAGAAAGCAGTTGGAAAAGGTGAATCTGAATTACCAAAATCATGTGCTTGTGGTAGCTCAGGATATTGACGAAATAGTCGCTCTTATGTGTTATATTCAACTTTCCCTTTTGGGTGTAGCAGCTTACATCAAAGTCGGAGATGTGTTTACGGATCCGATTGCTGTGGGCGACTCTACTGAAAAATATTGGTTTACGCCTATGTATTTTTCAAGTACTTGGACTTATCGAAGAATCTTTCATGATATGGAGAATCTTATGAAAGGAGATAAAACGGAATGAAAAAACTCATCATATTTTTAATACGAAAACGGCTTGGTCTTGGAAAGCGTGAACTATTCCAATTCTCAAATCAGAAAACGAGTGCAGTGTACTATTTTGACGATGACGTGATTTATAAAGTCAATGATTGGAATATAAACTCCCAATCATGCTTGACGGAATCCGGTGTAAGTCTGAATTGGTTACTCAGCGATGAATGTAGAAATTCGATTCGAACTGATATTTTACTCGGAGGATCTTCAAGTTATGGGCATTGAGTTACGAGATTACCAATCCCAAGCTATTCAAAATATGAAAAATGGCTGTATTCTCTGTGGGGGTGTTGGGAGTGGAAAATCTCGAACAGCGTTGGCGTATTACTTTTTTCAAGAAGGAGGAAATCTATTAGGTAATGTTGCAGGAGATGACTATGTTCCTATGCCAGATCCGCCCAAGGATCTATATATCATTACAACCGCTCGAAAACGTGACACACTAGAATGGGAAGGAGAACTGACTCCATTTCTGTTGTCCACGAAGAAAGAATACAATCTTTATTCCAATACTGTAGTTGTGGATTCTTGGAACAACATTAAAAAATATTCGGAAATCACAAGTGCATTCTTTATATTTGATGAGCAGCGAGTTGTAGGTTCCGGAACATGGGTGAAATCCTTCTTGAAAATTGCAAAGCATAATCAATGGATTCTCCTATCTGCAACACCTGGGGATACCTGGCAGGATTATATTCCAGTGTTTATTGCCAATGGATTTTATAAGAATCGAACCGAGTTTATCAGAGAGCATGTTGTTTACAGTCGGTTCAGTAAATACCCAAAGGTAGAGCGATATTTGAATACTGGGCGCTTGATTCGAGAACGGAACAGTATCCTTGTCAATATGGACTTTCAGCGCCAAACTGTTTCACATCATGAAGATGTATTTGTATCTTATGATGTTGAAAAGTACAAGGATGTATCCCGGACTCGATGGAACCCTTATAAGAACGAGCCAATCATGAATGCTGGGGAACTTTGCTATGTCTGGAGAAAAATCGTAAATTGCTCGGAAGCCAGGCAGATAGCATTGCTAGAGATTGTGGAGAAGCATCCACGAGTTATTATATTTTATAGCTATGACTATGAGTTGGAGCTACTTAGAGAAATATTCCTCGGTCGAGCAGATTGCGGATCTGATGGAGATTTTGAAATGGCTGAATGGACTGGTCACAATCATCAGCCCATACCAAAATCCAAAAGCTGGGTATATTTGGTTCAGTACAATGCCGGAGCTGAGGGGTGGAATTGCATTACGACTGACACTATTATATTTTACTCACAGAATTATTCCTATAAAATTATGCAGCAGGCAGCAGGTCGAATCGATAGGCTAAATACGCCTTACAAGGATTTGTATTACTATCACTTGAAATCACGTTCAGGAATTGACCTGGCTATTAGCCGCGCATTGAAAAATAAGAAGGACTTCAATGAGTCGAGATATGTGAAGTGGTAACGCAAAACCTACATCTCCTATAGTGAAAGGAGGTTGGCTCTATGGATGAATTGGAAAGAATTAATGCAAAAATTTCTAAGAAACAGATGATAAGATTTACTGTCGGACCTGGATTGATGGTTCTTGGTTTGGTATTACTTGGAAATGGTATATATCAAAAAGGAATTACATATTGCCAGGAGAAAATGAGTAGGTTTTATCCAGATCTGTACGATGAAATGACAGAAAGAGTTATAAAAGAATTCGAAAGAACTGACTGATATTTTAAAAGAAGGGAGTCCTAACAAGGGCTCTTTTCTTTTATCGCAAAACGAAAGGAGAAAACCATGAACACGGTAGGAACTATTAAATTCGGGAACAAGGTACTAAATGTATACGGATCTTTGGACGAACCTTTATTCCGCGCTTCAGATGTCGCAGACATGCTTGACCGTCGAGCTGAAAACACCGAGGGAATGTTGCGGATGTGTGAAGACGATGAAGTATTAAGACTTCCAACTACTGTAGCCGGCCGCACACAAGTAGTATATTTTGTGACGGAAATTGGCTTATACAATCTGTTATCCCAGAGCAGCAAAGAGATTGCACGAGGCTGGAGAAGGATTGTAAGCAACGAGTTGGTGGAACTTCGTCGTTCTCGTAACAAAGATGTTGTTGAACAGTTTGAGGATTGGGATCATCAACTGGATGATATTTACTTCGATGAGGAAACTGGAATGTTAATGCAATCAGTAACAGTGCCCGGCGGAGATGTCATTCAGGTTCCTTACAACGGAGGTAATAGTAATGGATGAAAATTACCAGGAAGTCTACTTTGACCAGTATTGTAAAACTTGTAAGTACGAAAAACTTGATGAGGCAGAATCTCCGTGTAATGAGTGCTTAGAAGAGTTCGTAAATCTTGATTCGCATAAACCAGTTAAATGGGAGGGAAAAGAAGCGTGAAACAGCCGAAAAAATTGACTCGCAATCAAAAAGCTTGTCTATCTGCTCATTCTTTGGATTGGAGAGACTGGATGCTCGTTGAAGAAACGGAATTCTATTATCGAATTATCCATAAAGAGAGCGGAATCATTAAGAGCGTAGACAAATTTCGAAGAAGTCGGCGATGAAAGGAGACATGTATGAAACAGGAACGAGCTTTTGCAGATATTTTCTCTGTTGGCTACGATGACAAGAGTGGAGAAATACCTGTATTAGTCATTGGGAGAAATACCAAACATGGGATCGATGTAATCAACGTGTTTAAAGGCGAGGCAGCAGAAGATATTTACAGACAGCTGACCACGCCAAGTACACTCAAATTATAAGGAGGAAACGATAAATGAATAAGGGGTCTGCAGCACAAGTTATAGATTTTATTGATCTGACATCTTATAACACCGGGTATGCTGAGGGATATGAGCAATGTAGAGCGGAGTACAAGCAAAGGCTGAAAGAACGAAGAGAAGCCAAATATGCAGAGAGACGACGTCGATTATATTTCTTGAAACAGAAATTGATCGGCGTTCTCTTTTTGATTGGAACGATCATCATGGTGAAGTTTTTAGAAGGAGATGCCACCATTGCCCTGTTCACGGTTCCCGTTAGCCTGATGCTAATATTCAGCAAAGAAAAGTGTTGGATGGACCAATACTACTTTGAAACGGAGGAGGAACGAGAACGACGATGAGGAAGTTTATATTTATAGTCCCTTTCCTACTGTTGCTGTGTTCAACTCCGGTGTATGCAGCAGAAAATGAAGATACATATATCAGCGAAGAAATTCAACAGATATGTATTGAATACGGAGACCAATATGATATTTGTCCGGAACTCCTAATAGCTATCATTGAACGGGAGAGCAGCGGTGATGCAAATGCTGTCAATGGTAGCTGCAAAGGTCTGATGCAAATCTCTGAAAAATGGCATCAGGACCGTATGGAACGGTTAGGGGTTTCGAACATTTTTGATATTCATGGAAATATTTTGGTTGGGTGTGATTATCTTTCCGAATTATTTGATGAATACGAGGATGTTGGTGTGGTTCTTATGGTCTATCACGGAGAAAAAAATGCTACGACAAAGATGGAGCTGTCGGATTATGCCAGCGGTATTTTGGAACGAAGTGCAGAATTGGAACGGCTGCATGAGGAAAAGGAAAGAGGTGATAGGAATGAAGAAAGCTTATATATGCAGTCCATTCCGAGCTACAACCAATTCCGAGCAGGAGCGCAATATCAACTATGCGAAAAGATTAACTCTGAAAGCTTTACGAGATGGTTTCGCGCCTATTACGCCACACTTATATCTTACACAATGCCTAAATGAGAAAGACTTGTACGAACGTCAAATGGGGCTCAATGCCGGACTTGCCTTACTGGAAGATTGTGACGTGATGTATATAGGACTGGCTTATGGAATGAGTGAAGGTATGTGCAGCGAAGTGAAAAAAGCACAGATGCTTGGAATTGATATTGTAAAATTCTAATTTGAAAGGAGAAAAAACGATGACAAGAATTGATGAAAACATGACACAGGCTGAAAGATCAGAACTTTGGGGTAGGCTAATCGATGTAGTGGAAGATTGGTTAGAAGAAAAGGGCTTCTCACCGAAAGATTTTCCGAATGATGATAGGATTTTCCCTATGGATCCAGACGAGGCAATTATATTTGGCGAGGACTACGATCATTTAGCCGATAATTTTGCAAAAGTAATTGGGATTGCAAGGGATTGCGTTGATCAGACGGAATCGGAAGAAGGAACAAGCTGGGCAGAGCGTGAAGTTAAACTGGCCTGTAAAAGAGAAAACCCAGATCGGAAAGATGGAGAATGGGATTACGGCTGTGCCTGCTATGAAAGTGCATTAAAGGCTTACAAGAGCTTAGCAGAAGATGGTCACAGCGGATTTAGTATTGGTCTGACGAAAAGCATTCTAAACCGTCTTATCGATCAGAAACCACTTACTCCGATTGAAGATACGGATAATGTATGGAATGATATTTCGGACATTTCTGGACTTGATGGGGAGGCAGTCAATTACCAGTGTAAAAGAATGAGCTCCTTATTCAAATATGTTTATTCCGACGGCACTGTAAAGTATAAAGATATAGATCGAGTCGTCATGGTAGTGGAGGAGGATGATGGAAGAGAAAGCACTTGGCATAATGGCTTAGTCAGCGACATCATCAATGAATTATTCCCGATTACAATGCCCTATATGCCGGAAAATAATCCATATAAAGTATATTGCATGGAATGCTTGAGTGACAAGGCCAATGGCGATTATGACACTGTTGGCGTTTTTTATGCAATAACACCGGATGGAACACGAGTAGAAATCAACAGATTCTTTGGGGAGATTGACGGAGAATTCAAAGAAATCGATGAAGCGGCATATCAGAAGCGGGAGGAGATGAGTCGAAATGTCTGACAATACAAAGAAAAATCAAGCTGAGCAGCTGGCAAAAGATGTTCTTGCGTTTGTCAATGCTTTTGGTTATGACAGTGAGACTTTTGCAGAAACGATTTGCCGGGATCACAAGACATTGCAGCAGTCGGTTATGCGGCTGTTTATTGCTACGATTCGCAAAATGGCAGAAGTAGTTCCTGACGAGAGAAATAAGGCTACTGTAGAGCTGGCAAAAACAATTTCAGTTATAGCTGAGGAATATCCCCTACCGTTAATTTAAAAACGTAATAAATACATCTTCTATAATGAAAGGAGAGCGATATTTATGAGTATGATGAAAAGATGGTTCGAAGATCATATCTCGGAGTTTACAGATGAAGAACTTCTGAAAATGGGATATGATCAAGAGGAAATTAATCTCATGCGAGAATGCTTTGCTTCGAGAAAGGAGTCCTAACAAGGGCTCTTTTCTTTTTGCAAACATATTGAAAAAGGAGAAAAAACGATGAAAACAAAATTTGAACTTGGGCGAGTTGTAGTAACTCGTGGAATCGATGAACGAATGAAAGACAGAAAATTTCAAGTCTTTGTGCAAACCTGCCTCGGACGATATATGAATTGTGACTGGGGTGATACTACAGAAGATGATAAGTGTTCGAACAATCAGGCTTTAAAGAATGGCGAAAGGATCCTGGCAGTTTATATTTACCAGTCAACCAATGAAACGATATGGATTATTACAGAATGGGATCGAAGTGTAACCACCGTTCTGTTTCCAGAGGAATATTGAAAGGAGTGAAGATTATGCCAGCAATGCCAAAGATCGAGGTAGAGTGGACAACTCGATTATGTAAAGTTGGAGAGAAACTGGGATATTTTCATACATGGGAGCATTATTCAAAACCGCTTCCAGCCAGTCCGCTTATTGGCGGGGAGCCCGCAGGGATTTTCAGCAAGGTATTTGGAATTGTAGAATTCCCTGACGAGGTACAGAGAGTAGATCCGACTGATATTTGTTTCTGTGATGACGGAAATGAAATACTGACGGAGCTTAACAAAAAACTTTGATTTTTCAAGCAAACAAATAGGAGGAACCCCAAAATGATTAGGCTAGATGTGCAGGATTATTGTCACTCATGTCCAGAATTTGAGGCATCTGTAGTAATGATCGATCATATTACAAAGATAGACACAATTATACATTGCGAGCATCAATTCAAATGTGATCGAATTAAACAATATTTAAAGGAGAAAAGTGAAAATGATTAGGATAGAAAATGCAGAAGTAATTGGATGGGAGCATGTCATTCGGGGAATGCGAAACCCCATGAATAGCTGGGAGAAATCCGATAGTGGAATTTGCAAAGGCGGAGATGATGGGATCGGATGTGAGAATTGCAGCGATTGTGGATGCGATCATGCTTATGACCATTCGTTTAGGCTTGGCAAAGAAGACCATAAACTCATGATGAAACTGGCAGCAGGCGGATCCGTTCATGCGAAATATCGTCGGATGATTGTGGTCTATGTGGATATTGTAGCACCGCTCTATTGGTGGAAAGAGTTCGATACATATAAAGTTGGAACGGTTGCCAATAGCTGCTCAACCATGCATAAGATTCAGGCGAAGGAATTTACGTTGGATGACTTCAGTCATGAACATCTGATTGATGATGAAATCGACGAAAACACAGAGATGTATAATCCTTCAGATTTATGGTTTAAAAGCGCTCTCGTTATGACTATACATAGAATGAATGTTGCCAGATCTTCATTTCTTGAAACAGGCGATAAAAAATACTGGTGGCAGTTGATCCAGCTTCTGCCCAGCTCTTATAATCAGCGACGGACGGTGATGCTGAATTATGAGGTTTTGGCTGGCATTTATCCATATCGTAGAAATCATAAGCTTGATGAGTGGCATGATTTCTGTCATTGGATTGAGAAACTTCCATACAGTGAGATTATCACTTGCGGCTCAAAAGGAGAGTGAAGCAATGAGTGTACAATATGATTTATATTTAGAGCAGCATAAAGGAAATGTTCTGAAAGGTCTGAGATGGATTCAGGAAAATTTGCCGGATATTGCTGTTGGTGCAGTTGAATGGCAAATCGAGTTTGCTCATGACGAGTCTAAATCTCATTCGGATGAGTATGAAGCTTATGATGCTTATTTTTATGGTGGAAACCGATCCTATAAGGTGGTACAGGATTTCAATAAAGCTTGGCTTCTACATATCCATCGAAATCCCCATCATTGGCAGTATTGGGTGTTAATTCACGATGATCCGGATGAAGATATGACCATACTGGACATGCCGTATAATTATATTTTGGAGATGATCTGTGATTGGTGGTCATTTAGCTGGCAGAAAAAGAATCTGTTTGAGATATTCAAGTGGTATGATGAGCATAAAGATTATATAAAACTCAGCGACAAGACGAGAAAAACTGTTGAAAAGATTCTCACTCAGATAAACGAGAAGCTGATAGAGAATGCTTCCGAATCTGAACTTATGCACCATGGTGTGAAGGGACAGAAATGGGGTGTTCAAAACGGTCCGCCGTATCCAATTGACAGATCGAATAGAAAGGAATTGACAAATGCCACCGGTCAAGTAATAATTGAGGTTGATCATAATTCATTAACCGGGCCAGCGAATGGGGTAACGCAAGTTACAAATAAAAATGGTGGCATTGATCGAAATTATTATGATGAATCGGGTAAACAGAAAAAACAAATTAGTAACAACGATCATGGAAATCCTAAACATCATGATTATGGTGATCATGGAGAACATGCGCATGATTATATTTATGATGAGAATGGACAGCTTGTCGATCGACCAATACGAGAATTAAACGATGAGGAAAGAAAGGAGAACAGTGATATTTTATGACTATTTTAGAACTGAAAAATCATCTTACAAATTTAATTGGACATGTAACATTTGAGTATAATGGTTATTCCTGCGGAATTGATCCACTGTCGTTAAATAAGTTTGATATGTGGTATGGAAACGATGCCGTAACGGTCAATTCTATTGAAAAAGTTATGAATGAACCGTTATTCAATGGAAAATCTTTGAAAGATATTTGGGATGATATAACCAATTTAGATTTCTAAGGAGGAGAACGAAAATGAAGATTGATCAATCATTAGAAGGAAAGAGAGTACGAATAGTTGACATTGACGGAGAGATATTTGAGGGTACGGTAGGTGATTATGTATATCCAGAAGATAACGAACCAGAAGGAATCGCCGCTATTGATATTGAAAATTGTCCTCAAAGCCCTGGTATGTTGATAGGGTTCAACGAAACAGACATAAAATCCATCGAGGTCATATCTTAAAATGTAAAAAACAGGGTCAAGTCGCTCGTCTTTATCATAACTGATACGGACGGGCCATTTTTTATTGCAATAAAGCTACTGCATCGAATGAAATCATGATTGAACAGGTACGGCCGTAGTAGTGGAAACTGGCGAATAAATTTTTAATGATAGGTCTTTACATGTTAATTCCACGTTACGGTTATATTTTGCGTTGACTGTAATTGTCGTACAGTAACATACTCCAGCAATAAGAGCCAAACCCAAAACAGTAGCGGCTACTACTGGATTGGATACGTCTAGGTTATAGCATTGAATTTGCTGTGTAGCATTATTCATAAGCATTTACCTCCTTGAAGTGATATATTTCTTTGCAGTAGCTTTATTATATTTATAACACAATTTATAGAAAGGAACAACAATATGAGTTTTTTACAGTATGCCATTATGTTTCTTGTTGCCTATCTCTGCATTTATGCCCTGATTGATCGGGTATGCCGCTGTGTGGAGAACTGCATTTCAGCGAAAGCGCTTGCAAAAAGTTTGGATAAGTTGGACGACTTAAAGGAACTGAAGCGTAAAGGAGCTGATCTTCGTGAATTATCAGAAAATCACACCAATTAGTATCGCTGATGGTATTGGATGCAGAGTTGTTTTGTGGGTGTCAGGTTGTGACCACCACTGTCCTGGGTGCCATAACCCTGATACGCACGATCCTACATCTGGATATTTGTTTGACGAGGAAGCAGAGAACCGACTTTTTGAGTTACTGCAACCCAATTATATTGCGGGGATCACGTTTAGCGGCGGTGATCCCTTATATTTTTCCAATCTTGAGACCGTTACCAGACTGGTAAAGCGAATCAAGACAGAATTACCAGAAAAAGATATTTGGGTCTATACCGGGTATCTATTTGAGCAGGTGCAGCATCTGGAGCTGATTCAGTATATTGATGTGCTGGTAGATGGTGAGTATGAACAGGAGAAACGATGCGTTGGTCAATTTTATGGAAGTACAAATCAAAGAATTATATTTTTAAAAGACCTGGAGGGACTAAGACATGATTAAAAAAGTGATTAAGAGAAATGGAACAGAGGTTGCTTTTGATGCAAACAAAATCGCAAATGCAATCTCTAAGGCAAATGTAGAAGTTGACAAGGACGATCGGCTCTCCAATATGGAAGTAGTCACTTTAACCGGAGCGGTTGTAGCTCGCCTCGAACAGTTGAATCGAGCAGCCGAAGTGGAAGAAATTCAGGAGATTGTAGAGACGGAACTGATGCGATCCGGAGCCTATGAAGTAGCCAAGCATTATATTCGCTATCGCTACGATCACAAACTGAAACGAGAAAATGATACTGACAGACGGATTCTCTCTTTGGTCGAATATGAGAATGAGTCTGTCAAGCAGGAGAATAGTAACAAGGATCCCGAAATCATCCCGACACAGAGGGATTATATCGCTGGCGAGATCTCTAAAGATATCACCATGAGAAAACTTCTGCCGGCGGCAATCGTAAAAGCCCATGAAGACGGTTTGATTCATTTCCACGATGCCGACTATTTCATTCAGCATTCTCATAACTGCTGTTTGGTTAATCTGGAAGATATGTTGCAGAACGGTACAGTGATATCCGGTACCCTGATCGAGAAGCCTCATACATTCAGCACAGCCTGTAATATCGCCACTCAAATCATCGCGCAGGTGGCAAGTTCTCAGTATGGTGGTCAGTCTATCAGCTTGGCACATCTGGCTCCTTTTGTAGACGATACACGGCAGAGGTTTAAGAAAAAATACCAGGAACTGCGATCCTGTATGGATGATACAGAGTTTGACGAGTTTATCGAGAAGCTGGTATCTGAAGACATTACCAAGGGTGTTCAGACGATTCAATATCAGGTTGTAACTTTGATGACGACAAATGGTCAGGCGCCGTTTATCACCGTCTATCTGAACATCAACGAGGCTAAGAACGACATTGAGAGAAAAGACCTTGCTGCCATCATTGAGGAAACTCTGAAACAGCGTATCCAGGGTGTAAAAAATGAGGTGGGTGTCTGGATTACGCCGGCATTCCCGAAGTTGATTTATGCCTTGGACGAAAACAACATCTATCCAGATTCTGAATATTACTATCTGACAGAGCTGGCTGCGGAGTGTACAGCGAAGCGAATGGTACCGGATTATATTTCTAACAAGATTGAGCGGGAACTGAAGAATGGCGATACCTACGTTTGCATGGGGTGTCGTTCTTTTCTTACGCCAGATCGTTTCACAGATGCTGGATTCGGTAATCTGTCAAAAGCGAAGAATTATATTCCGGGGCAGCATCGCTACTACGGACGATTCAATCAGGGTGTTGTAACGATTAATCTTCCTGATGTGGCATTAAGCTCAAAAGGTGATTTTGATGCCTTTGATGATATTTTGAAGGATCGACTGGAAAATCTTTGCTATCCGGCGTTGATGGCGCGGCATAATCGTTTGAAGGGTACTCCGTCGAATATTGCCCCGATTCTTTGGCAGTATGGAGCTCTTGCTAGACTGGAAGAGAATGAGCCGATTGATTCGCTGTTGTATCATGGATATTCCACAATTAGTCTTGGATATGCCGGTCTCTATGAGTGTGTCCGATACATGACAGGAGAATCTCATACCGGTGGCGGTAAAGATTTTGCCTTGCATGTCATGAAGCTGCTGAACGAGTACACAGCCAAGTGGAAAGCCGAAACGGATATTGATTTCAGCCTTTATGGAACGCCTCTGGAGTCCACGACCTATAAATTCGCCAAGTGCCTGCAGAAACGCTTTGGCGTTATTCAGGGTGTAACAGACAAGAATTATATTACCAACAGCTATCATGTCCATGTAACAGAGCCGATTGATGCTTTTACAAAGCTGTCCTTCGAAGCAGAGTTTCAGGCTCTTAGTCCTGGTGGAGCAATCAGCTACATTGAGGTTCCGAACATGAATAACAACATTCCTGCCGTACTCTCTGTGATTCATTATATTTATGACCATATTATGTATGCAGAGTTGAACACCAGAAGTGACTATTGCCAGGTTTGTGGTTTTGACGGAGAAATCAAGACGGTAGAAGACGATGGAAAGTTGGTATGGGAATGCCCGGTCTGTGGCAATCGTGACCAGAATAAAATGAATGTTGCTCGCCGGACATGTGGATATATTGGCACAAATTTCTGGAACCAGGGGAGAACGCAGGAGATCTCAGAAAGAGTGCTGCATTTGTAAGAGGTGGTGAGACAGTTGAAACCAGCAAGTATTTGTGTTGTGGTAACCATCATTGGGATTGTCCTTTTTATCAGGGCTATTTATGCTGTAAGAACTTTTATGGACGATTCATTTCGGCGGGGAAACAAAGACAATAGTAGAAAGGATGATATTTTATGACAATTAATGAATACCAAAAGGAAGCTATGAGAAGCGTAAATCCAGAATCGCTGCTTGACCCTCAAAAGGGGTTGAGCAACGCCGCTCTGGGTTTGTGTGGGGAGTCTGGTGAAGTTGCTGACATGATTAAAAAGCATCTGCACCAGGGACATGACCTGGATACAGCACATATGGCTAAGGAGCTTGGAGATGTGGCATGGTATCTGGCTCTTGGAGCAACAGTCATTGGGTATGATCTGGAAGATATTCTTCAAATGAATGTTGACAAGCTGAGAGCAAGATATCCGGAGGGATTTGATACGGAGAGAAGTCAGCATCGAGAGAATAATGATATTTAGGAGGGGCTGACTGGTGGATGATTTACGAAAAAATGGAGAAGGATATCTCGATCTTACAGCTTATGAAGCGATGAAAAATGTAAGAAAAGAGGAGGAACGATTCCACAAACTCTTACATACCATATTTTCCATTTGCGAAATGGCTGGATTTGAGATTGAGGGGAGAATTGTGCTGATTGACAAAGAAACTGGGCGAATCTGGAGGTGACAGTGAGATGACAGAGGAAGAATTCGGACGATTTATCCATAGACTCATTGATGACCTGCAGCTATTTACAGTGGCATTCCGAAATGTTCTTGGTAAACTCAACGGATGGATTAAATAAAAGGAAGGGGTAATAAAGAAATGGAGAAAACGATGGATTTGACAAAAAGTATATTGGAAATTGCGGATGCGCTTATTCCTAAATATGGAGCAGACATCAGTATTGATATGGTAAGAAGGGCTGAACATTGGTCAGATGAGACGGAGTACATCATACGAGTTCGTCCTTGGGGAAGCGAATTGTCTGTGAATATCTGCGTATCGAGTTTTGATATTCGCAATACAAAGGTATCAGATCTGATTTCTTTGCGACTGGACGATGCTGTGAAAAGAATGGAGGCGAAGACTCATGCTTGACCATCTTAGACGCTGGAACAAATGGCGAAAGCGCAATATTAATGGTGCTTTCTATCATTTTTTAGTATTGATTGGTGCCGTTCATTCGCCGACTTTTGCTGCTACTTTTACAGATCAGGAAGAAAAGAAATTGCATGAGGCATGGATGGGAGTTTTCAATGAACATGGAAGAATGGAATAAAGCACTTGAACAGATCCAGAAAGTATGGGATCAGTTTACTTCTACGATTGAGGAAGCGGCTGATCGGATTATTGAGATCTTTCATGCTTTACAGAAAGAGGAACAAAAGAAATCAATTATGACGCCTCGTAAGTATGGAATGTCGGTGTTGAATCGGCATAAATATGACCCAGGAAAGCAGTCCTGTAAGACGAATTATATGCCTGTGGCACCGAAAAACCGTCCGTATCAGCGAAGAAATTTTTAAAATTACTGGTCAAATCTCTGCCCACTTTTGAGTTTTAAAAATGGGCTTTTGGTCAGAAAAAGTGGGCGCGGGATAAATTTGGGTGGATTTTTGGAGCGATTGACAGAAGAATACGGACGATTTTGGCCAATTTTCTGCCCACTTTGCCCACTTTTTTTCAAAAGTGACCAGGCACTTTGGCCACGAAAAATGGCGTATTTACGCGGTTTTTGAGCCAAAAGCCCACTTTCCCACTTTTTTCAGCAAACTAAATGTGATAAAAAGTTTAATATATATAATAAATAAGCGGCAAAAAAGTGGGTTTTTGACCAAAACCGAAAAATGGAGGTAAAAAGACATATGAGAGCAGAAAAAGTTACATTTGCAGATGTGTATAAAGATTTTAAAGCACGACTACCGAATTTATCGAAAGGTGTGTCACATTGGCAACCAAATGGGTATCTCTCTATACGGATATTTTTCTGGGACGGTTCACAAATGGTGTATGACTATCTCTACAAGAAGGGCGTCTTTAGCATCTTGCCAGGAGCTGTAGCCAAGAGCAGATGATGGCACAAATTTGCAAGACCATATTTCATTTTCTGCCGTTTCATGATATACTGTATCTGCGACACAATTCTATAGGTGACCTAGTCAGGGAATTCACTTTGGTAAAAAGTGTTTTCTCTCTTTACCTTTGCCTTGATTAGGTCAGGATTGTGTCGCAGCAATGGGGGATACACTTTTTCGGTGCGTCTCTCAATGGGGCGCACTTTTTAATTTGCGCCTAATATAACATGGAGGCATGAAAATGGAACCCATCAAATTATATGATTTTGAAATAGTGCCATGTGATGATATTTCCAAACAGGGGAACCTGAAGAAATTGGAAATGAGCTCTGCGCAGAAGATGCAAACCAGCGCTTTGTTTCAACAACTCCCGTCCATCACAACAGCAGGAGCTGTGTCGAATGCTTATATGATGAAGTTGCCGGCTGGGGTCAGTTCTGCAGATTTGGTACATTACACCAAATATCAAGGGGCTGTTAGCAATGTCTATTTGGACGAGAGTGGAAAATTTTCAGGGCAAGCTCCTTTATATTCTCTAAAGGGTCAAGCGATTGTTATGGGTGCTTTCTCAGCCATGTCAATTGCAACTGGTCAATATTATCTTTCTGAAATAAATAACAATCTTACGGCGATTAACCAAAAGACAGATAAAATTCTGGAATTCCTTTATGGAGATAAGAAAGCAGAACTAATGTCCGAGGTAAGGTTTGTGAACTTTGCGTATCAAAATTATAGTTCTATTATGATGAGTGATGCACAAAGGATAGCAACTATTGTAAACATACAGGAAGCCAGGAAGATTGCTATGAAAGATATAGAATTTTATGTATCTGACCTGGACTCTTTGGCGAAGACAAAAGACATTTCTGATTTAGACTCGTTTGTCAATGATGTATTTCGGATAAAAGATTGTCTGCAGCTGGCTATTCAGTTATATGGTATGAGTAACATACTTGAAGTATATTATTCACAAAACACAGACAACACCTATCTCAAATATGTAGAGGATGATATTTTCTCATACATTGATAAATGTGAGAAACGTATGTTGTCTAACTTCTCTGCTGTTCAAATGAGAATCAACAATTACAAAGGTCCTTTATTGAGAAAAACTGATAAGTCAGGATATGAAAAACGAATCAGCGAAATTGTTGACTTATTGGGAAGTGGGGAAGAACTCATTAAGAGAAGCCCACTGCAAGCAGTTTTACATTCTTATCAAAAGGCATCAATTTACTATCTGGACGAAGATGGTAATGTGTATTTAAAAACTGCTTGATAAGAAAACATTAAAATTTCAGAACTCAGAATAGCGGACAGGGATGCTTTTAAGTATCTCTGTCTTTTTCTTTTATTTTTGAGTTCGCACTAATTACATCCCCTTTTATGAAGAGAGAGGTAGAATATGTATTTTTTATACACGTTCTTTCTCTCTTTTTATTTTGTCTAAAAATCATGAAAGGAGGCTTACAAAAATGTTAGAGAGCAATTTTCAAGCACAGCTTATTCAAAAAATTAAGAAACTCTTTCCTGGCTGCATCGTAATGAAGAACGATCCTAATTACATTCAGGGTATTCCGGATTTGCTCATTCTATACAAAAATAAGTGGGCCTCTCTGGAATGTAAGAAAAGTGCGGGCTCTAAAAAGCAGGCAAATCAATCTTATTATGTCAATAAGATGAATGAGATGTCCTTCTCAAGATTTGTCTATCCTGAAAATAAGGAGGAAGTGTTACATGAACTTCAACAATCATTCAATACTTGAAGGGCAGCACGCTTTTCTTGGAGCCAGTAAATATCACTGGATCAATTATGATGAATCCAAAGTTGTTGAGTCGTATAAAAAATACTTGGCAACTCAGAAGGGAACGGTTCTCCACGAGTTTGCTGCACAGTGCATCAGACTCGGACAGAAATTGCCCAAGTCGCAGAAAACACTGAACATGTATGTCAATGATGCCATCGGCTATAAGATGGTTCCAGAGCAAGTATTATATTACTCTGAGAACTGTTTTGGAACTGCTGATGCTATTTCATTCCGAGACAATCTTTTGAGGATTCATGACCTTAAAACCGGTGTCGTTGTCAAAGCACATATGGAGCAGCTTATGATTTATGCTTCTCTTTTCTGCTTAGAATACAAAATCAAACCGGCAAATATTGATATCGAGTTGAGACTTTATCAATCGAATGAAATTGAGGTTTGTAATCCAAGCTTAGATGAAATTGCACCCATTATTGACAAGATTATCACTTTTGATAAAGTCATCAACAAAATTAAAGAACAGGAGGGGTAAACCATGAATTCAATCGTTGAAGAAATGAACGATGTTCTCATGCATTATGGGACACCAAGACATTCAGGTCGTTACCCCTACGGTAGTGGCGAAAATCCATATCAGCGTACTGGCGATTTTCTGAGTCGTGTTGATGAGTTTAAAAGTCAAGGAATGAGTGATACAGATATTGCAAAGGCTATGGGATTAACTACTACGCAGTTTCGAATTCAACGATCCCTGGCAAACGAGGAACGAAGATCCTTGGAAGTGGAAAGAGCAAAGGCTTTACAATCCGATGGATATAATCCTAGTGAGATTGCCAGAATAATGGGCTACAATAGTGAATCTTCCATTCGCTCTCTTTTGAATTCTGATTCAGAAGCACGCATGAAACTTGCTCGTGTAACAGCGGATAAGCTAAAACAGCAGGTTGATGAAAACGGAATGATTGACGTTGGTGTTGGAGCCGAGCGGTATTTAGGAGTATCCAGAGAAAAACTGAATGAAGCTCTTTATATTTTGGAACTTGAGGGATACAACCATTTTGGCGGAGGCGTTCCTCAGGTAACAAATAAAGGAAAGCAAACCAACATTCAGGTGCTTTGTCCTCCTGACACTCCATACAAAGAGGTCACTCGAACTTGGGTGGATAAGAATGGAGAAACCCACACCAAAGTGACCAAAGTATCAAGTGCCATTTACGATTTTGACAAAATCCATTCTTTAAAAGAAGTTTGCGATGAAATCTCTTATGATGGCGGAGATAGTTTTCGGAAGAAATTCGTTTATCCGGAAAGCATGGATTCTAAAAGAATTCAAGTTGTTTATGGAGATCAGGGCGGCTCTCAGAAAGATGGAGTTGTGGAAATCAGAAGAGGTGTTGAAGATCTGTCTTTGGGCGATGCTCATTATGCCCAGGTTAGAATCCTTGTAGACGGTACTCACTACATCAAAGGAATGGCCATTTATGCAGATGATCTTCCCGATGGTGTTGACGTTCGTTTCAATACCAATAAAAAATCCGGGACCCCTATGTGTGGACCAAAAGACAATACTGTTTTGAAGACCATTAGTAAAGATCCGGACAATCCTTTTGGTTCTTTAATCAAAGAAGAAGGCGGTCAGAGTTACTACGATGATCCAAATGGGAAATATACTGACCCAAAGACGGGAAAGAAACAGTCTCTTTCTTTGATTAATAAGAGAGCAGAAGAAGGAGATTGGGGAGATTGGGATGACAAACTTCCTTCTCAGTTTCTTTCTAAGCAGAGTATGAAGCTTATCAATAAGCAACTCAGTTTGACAATGGCTGATGCTCAAGCAGAATACGATGAAATCTGTTCGCTTAATAATCCGACTGTAAAGAAAGTTTTATTACAGTCGTTTGCTGATGACTGTGATGCAGCTGCTGTTCACCTTAAAGCAGCATCTCTTCCGAGACAGAAATATAAGGTTATTCTTCCAATCACTTCGATGAAAGATGATGAGGTTTATGCTCCTGGATATGAGAATGGAGAAAAGGTAGCCTTAGTTCGATTTCCGCATGGAGGAACTTTTGAGATTCCAATTCTTACTGTAAATAATAAGCAACCAGATGCTAAGAGGATACTTGGTCTGGCGCAGGATGCAGTAGGTATCAATTCTAAAGTAGCACAAAGATTATCCGGTGCAGACTTTGATGGAGATACCGTCATGATTGTTCCTACAGGAAGGAATGTCAAGATTACTTCTACAGATCCAAACACTTCTAAAGCATTGAAAGAGTTGTCGGAGTTTGATGGGAAACTCAGTTATGGACACGACTCCACCAAAACAGATGCAGATGGTACTGTTCATTATTATCGTGGTGGCCGTGAATTCAAACCGATGAAGAATACTCAGATACAAATGGGTATAATCTCAAATCTGATTACAGACATGACTTTGCAGGGGGCACCTCCTGAGGAATTAGCTAAAGCTGTTAGACACAGTATGGTTGTAATCGATGCTGAGAAACATGGTTTGGATTATCGACAGAGCGAAAGAGACAATGACATTGCCTATCTCAAGAAGAAGTATCAGGGAAGAGTCGAGGAAGATGGAAAGTACCATGAGGGAGCAGCGACTCTTATTTCAAGAGCCAAATCTGAGGAGGATGTCTATAAGCGTAAAGGGAGTCCTAAAGTCAATCAACAGGGGAAGGATTGGTATGATCCAACCAAACCAGAAGGTTCTCTTATATGGAATTCTGTAAAAGAGGAGTATGTTGGCAAAGATGGTAAGACCCATGTTCGTATGCAGAAGAGTACCAAGATGGCAGAGACTGATGATGCCCGTACCCTCATATCAGATGCTGATACTCCACAAGAGAGAGCCTATGCAGAGTATGCTAATCAGAGGAAAGCCCTGGCTAACAAAGCCCGTATGGAGATCATCAATACTGGTAAGATAGCCTACTCTGCTTCTGCTAAGAGGACCTATGAAGAAGAGGTAAAGGGTATGCTTGCTGATCTGAACCTGGCTCTTCGTAATGCACCTAAAGAAAGGCAAGCACAGCTTATCGCCAACTCTGTGATAGCCGCTAAGAAGAAAGAGAATCCCGATATGACTACCAAAGAAATAAAGAAGGCCAGTCAACAGGCGCTGACTCAAGCTAGGCAGCAGGTAGGAGCTGAGCGAACTACAATACCACTGGATGAAAAGAGATGGGAAGCTATTCAAGCTGGTGCTATCAGCGAGAATCAGTTGATACAAATCTTGAACAATGCTGACATAGATCAGGTTCGTGAATTGGCAACTCCTAGGTCTCGACAGACATTGAGCCAGGCGAAGCAGAATAAGATTGCTGCTATGCAAGCTTCGGGCAACTACAGTATTGCTGAGATTGCTCAAGCTGTTGGAGTCTCTTCTTCAACTGTAGCCAAGTACATGAAATGAAAGGAGTGAATTGCAATCATGGCTGGAAGAGTAAGATTAACAACAGTTGACAATCCTTATGATCCGTTTGAACAATTCACTTCTTGGTTTCTGTTTGACGAGGAAAAAGGTTATCATACAACTTCTTACTTAGGAAGAATTGCTCGAACTTCTTCTGAGCTTTCAGATGAAGAGAATAATCGAGAAGAAGAAAGAGCGATCGACGAAATCATCAAGTATGATTTTCAAAATATCTATAGAAAAGTTCGAGAAAAGACTAAAAAATAGTTTATTCTGAACTCATTCAAAGACTGCACCTGCCTAAGAGACTAAAGAGGCAGGGGGAGGGGGTCTTCAAAACTACACCCCCTCCCATATCGCGGCGGTCTTTAAAAATTCTCCGGGGGATATTTTAGGATTGTGTTTCAGCCTCTGAGTGGGCTCACGGGGTTGGTTCGTATGCTTCTTCACATATTTGGGTTTATCATCGTTTTCTCCTTTCAGTGTGGACATATGACATGCCAGCTTCGTGAGTTCATTCAGATGCTGAAAAAGTCTGTGAATATCCCCCGAAAGTTGGTGAAAAACCAACCATATCTCATCGAGAGGAGGCAGTAAGGATGAAAAAAGCCAAGGCTGTAAGCTCTTCTGATTCTTCGAGAAAGATGAGACCAGCTTTGTCTCCTGAGGCTAGAGAAAATCAGATGATATCTTTGGCAATAGATCTTGCCGAGAAACAGTTGATGGAAGGTACTGCTTCTTCTCAGGTTATAACACATTATCTGAAACTGGGATCAACAAAGGAACGTATTGAAAAAGAGATTCTCGAAAAGCAGAAGGACTTAATCGAAGCAAAGACTGCGACACTGCAATCTGCACAGCGGATAGAAGAACTTTATGTGAAAGCTATGGATGCGTTCCGGAGTTATAGCGGACAGGGGGTTCCACCAGATGATTAGAACATATACGGAATTGATAACAATACCAACTTTTGAAGAGAGGTATCGTTATTTAAGATTGTCTGGCACTGTTGGGGAAGACACATTTGGATTTCGACGATGGCTCAATCAAGAATTATATCATTCTGCAGAGTGGTTACGTTTCAGAGATCGAATTATTCTTCGAGATGGCGGATGTGATTTAGCTATTGAGGGTTATGAGATCTACAAATCAATCATCATTCATCATTTAAATCCAATCACCTACGAAGATGTTTTAAATCGCAATCCATGCATCTTCGATCCCAATAATGTGATCTGCACAAAACTTTCTACTCACAATGCTATTCATTACGGAGACGAAACATTGCTGCTCAATCCCCAAGTTGAACGAACAAAAAATGATACATGTCCATGGAAGCATTGAGAAAGGAGTTTGTCTATGGAGAGTATACTGACATCAATCAAGAAATTGCTTGGGATTGCCGAAGAGTATAAACACTTCGATACAGATCTTATTATCGACATCAACACAGCATTTTCAGTTTTGACCCAATTGGGCGTTGGTCCATCCGATGGTTTCTCGATTGATGATGATAGTGCTGTGTGGTCTGATTTCATTTCCGGTAACTCCAGAATTGAGATGGTAAAATCTTACATTCATTTAAAGGTAAAACTTCTTTTCGATCCGCCGCTTAATTCTGCAGTGATTGAATCAATTAATCGAATGATTAGTGAACTGGAATGGAGGATCAATGTGGCAGTCGATCCTGGCAAGGATCAATCTTAATCGAGAAAGGAGGAAATTCAAAATGGATGAAGTTACTAAAAACTATCTTTCTCATCATGGGATTCTCGGTCAGAAATGGGGAGTACGTCGTTTTCAGAACGCAGATGGAAGTTTGACTTCTGCTGGAAAGAAAAGACTTACAAGTAATTCTGATGACAATTCGCATGACGACTATAAAAAAGCTCATAGCAAAGAGCCTGTAAAAAGTATGAGCGATGCCGAGTTAAGAAAAAGATTGAATCGGCTTCAAATGGAAAAGCAGTATTCGCAGTTGTCAAAGTCGGAAATAAATAAAGGGAAAAAGTATCTTGACACCATTATTAAAGCCGGCACAACTGTCGCCACGGTAACGAGCACCGCTCTTACAATTTACAATAACTTTGACAAGATTCAAACAATCTTGAACAAAGGTAACTCATAAGGAGAGATTGCATTATGGCATTATCAAACACTGCCGTTCCAAAATACTACGGCATGTTTCGAGATGCCGTAATTCATGGGGAGATTCCAATATGTCGTGAAATTGATTTAGAGATGCATCGCATTGATGAATTGATTATGGATAAAGGAATCTACTATGACGATGAAGCTGTCGAAGGTTGGATTCGTTATTGCGAAGGCGAAATGACTTTGACAGATGGCTCAGATTTGATTCTGCTTGATACTTTTAAGTTATGGGCAGAGCAAATCTTTGGTTGGTATTACTTTGAAGAGAGAAGCGTCTATGAACCAAACGAAGATGGTCATGGCGGGCACTATGTCAATCGATGGATTAAGAAGCGGCTTATTAATAAGCAATACCTAATCATTGGTCGAGGTGCTTCAAAGTCATTGTACGAATCCTGTATTCAAAGCTATTTTCTGAATATCGATACATCCACTACTTATCAGATGACGACTGCCCCCACAATGAAACAAGCCGAAGAGGTTATGACTCCTATTCGAACTGCCATCACGCGAGCCAGAGGTCCACTGTTTGCTTTCTTAACAGAAGGCTCTTTGCAGAATACTACCGGCTCGAAAGCAAATCGAATGAAGTTGGCCTCAACTAAAAAGGGAATCGAAAACTTTTTGACTGGCTCTCTTTTGGAAATTCGTCCCATGTCAATCGATAAATTACAAGGTATGAGACCAAAGGTGGCAACTATCGATGAATGGCTATCCGGAGATGTCAGGGAAGATGTCATTGGCGCGATAGAACAAGGTGCTTCAAAAGTTGACGACTGGCTAATCGTTTCGGTCAGTTCTGAGGGGACTGTTCGAAATGGTAGTGGTGATACCATCAAGATGGAATTGATGAAAATTCTTAAAGGGGAGTATCGCGATATTCATACTTCTATCTGGTGGTATAAGCTGGATTCCATTGATGAAGTTGGAAATCCAGATATGTGGCTGAAAGCAAATCCAAACATTGGACGAACTGTCAGTTATGACACCTATCAAAGGGATGTGGAAAGAGCAGAGAACGCCCCTGCAGCAAAGAACGACATCCTTGCGAAAAGATTTGGACTTCCGATGGAAGGCTATACTTACTATTTCACTTATGAAGAAACCTTGCCACATCGAAAAAGAGAGTATTGGCAAATGCCTTGTTCTATGGGTGGAGATTTATCGCGTGGCGATGACTTCTGTGATTTCACATTTCTCTTTCCTCTTCAGGGTGGAGCTTTTGGAGTTAAAACAAGAGCTTACATTTCTGAATTGACTCTTATGAAACTTCCCGGAGCAATGCGTATAAAGTATGACCAGTTCATAAAAGAGGGGAGCCTTATCGTTATGGAAGGTTCCATTTTAGATATGATGCTGGTCTATGAAGATTTGGATGCGTACATTGTCAAAGCTGGATATGATGTTCGTTGCTTTGGATATGACCCGTACAATGCAAAAGAATTTGTCGAGCGATGGGAAGCTGAGAACGGTCCGTTTGGAATTGAAAAGGTTATTCAGGGTGCAAAGACTGAATCGGTTCCTTTAGGTGAACTGAAGAAATTATCAGAAGAGAGAATGCTTTTGTTTGATGAGGAATTGATGACATTCTGCATGGGTAACTGTATAGCACTTGAAGATACAAATGGTAACCGGAAACTTTATAAGAAGCGAGGAGATCAAAAGATTGATGCGGTAGCAGCTATGATGGATGCTTTCATAGCCTACAAGCTAAATCGAGATGCTTTTGAATAAATCAAAATGGATAGAAACGGAGGTGAGGAGATTTGTCGAATGAACTATATCATCATGGGATTCTCGGTCAGAAATGGGGAGTACGTCGTTTTCAGAACGCGGATGGAAGTTTAACCGCTGCTGGGCAGAAACGATTGGAGAAAAAAGATGTTTCCTGGGCAAAGAAGAAAAGTGACAAAATTACTGCTCAAGCTCAAAAGAAGAATCAGAGGCAGCTCAATAAATATGCTGAGGAATTATTGAAAAATCCTGATTCTGTTACCAGTTCTGGAAAGTTGAAAGCATCCACAATCAACGACTATAACCAGAAAATGGCAAAACTTATGAGTCAGTCAACAGCAAATCTTCGCTCCCCATCAGGTAGAGTTGTTACCTTTGTAGCAAAACGTGGAGAGATTGGGGTCATGATGGCTCTTGCTGACGAAGGCTATAACATACAGCAATTAAAAAATGGTGTTTGGGCAGACGGAAGAGTAGCTTACAAGAAAACCGTCTTGGATAAGGCATAAGGAGGTGATGAAAAATGGAGATTGCTTTTGGTTCCAGACTGAAACATGCCTGGAACGCTTTTATGAATAAAGATCCCACGCGATCTTATATGAACTTAGGAAGCAGTTATTCTTATAGACCGGATCGGCCACGATTTACGATGGGAAATGAACGGTCTATCGTTACTTCCGTTTATAACAGAATTGCTTTAGATGTAGCGGCTATTGACATTCAACATGTTCGATTGGATGACAACGGCCGCTTTCTTGAAGTAATTGATTCGGGTCTGAATAATTGCCTGTCGCTAGAAGCAAATCTGGATCAAACTGGACGAGCGTTTATGCAAGATGTTGTGATGTCTCTTCTTAACGAAGGATGTATTGCCATTGTTCCAGTTGATACAACAGATGACCCGAATATTACTGGAGCTTACGATGTTTCGACATTGCGAACTGCGAAAATCCTTGACTGGTATCCAAACCATGTTCGAGTGCGTGTTTACAATGAAAAAACGGGGCTCAAAGAAGATATCCTTCTTGCCAAAAGCTTTGTGGCGATTGTTGAGAATCCGCTTTATGCCGTGATCAACGAGCCAAACTCTACCATGAAGAGGTTGATAAGGAAATTAAGTTTATTGGATGTGACAGATGAACAGACGGCGTCTGGCAAACTCGATTTAATTATCCAACTTCCTTATGTGATTAAGACAGAGGCGCGTCGAACACAGGCTGAAAATAGAAGACGTGATATTGAGCAACAGTTATCCGGTTCCAAATATGGAATCGCATACACGGACGGTACAGAGCACATTACTCAGTTAAATCGATCTCTTGAGAATAATCTCATGAAACAGATCGAGTATCTGACTTCATTGTTGTTCAGCCAGCTCGGTATTACACAAAGTATCCTTGATGGTACTGCGGATGAGAAGACAATGCTCAATTATTACAGCAGAACGATTGAGCCAATTCTTTCGGCGATTGTCGATGAAATGAAACGAAAATTCCTAACAAAAACAGCGCGGTCTCAAAAGCAGGACATTATGTTCTACAGAGATCCGTTCAAACTTGTTCCTGTGGATAGTATTGCTGAGATAGCGGACAAGTTTACGAGGAATGAAATCATGACATCGAACGAAATCCGACAAGTGATTGGTATGCGGCCGTCTTCTGATCCAAAAGCGGATCAATTAGTCAACAGTAATATCAGTCAACCTTCAGCTGATGGATCTTCAAAAATCTCTGAATCAGAAAATGATTCCACGAATTCTGATGTGATTGCTCATTATGACCAGATTGTTGAAGAGTTGCTAAGCGGTCTTGAATCGGACATTGATTCGATTATTGGACAAGTATCCGACGAAAAAGGAGGAAGTCCATAAATGGAAAAAATAGCTGAATTAATCCATTATGCCTCTCCTTATTATGATCCGGAAAAAGCCCATGAGTATTATCTGAAAACCAGGGAACTCAAAGGAAGACGCTCTACAACTAAACTTAATGATCAAGGAAAAGAAGCATGGTCGTATACGAAACGATCAATCAATGAAGAGAAAAAAGCAAAGGTAGAGGAGGAGAAAAAGTCAAGAGATGAAAAAATTGAAGCTTTCCGAACAGAAGCAAAAGCAACGCGGGAACGTATTTCTGCACGATTAAAGCAACTTAATGAGGAATTGACCGAATCTGTTGCAGATGATCGAGAATCAGTAGATGTGAAGAAGAAATCTGATCTTGAATCTGCTGATGAAAGAAAAGCGGCGAAGGCAAAGAAAATCAGTCAGGAGAGAGATGCAAAAATTGAAGCTCTTATGAATGAGAAGATTCCTGAGAATTTGTCCAAGGAGGAACGTGCTCGAAGAATCGCTGAGCGAAATGAGAAAATTGCAAAACTTCGAGGCGATGCTAAAGCAGAAACTTCTAAACTTTCGGAAAGTGTTCAAGAAGAAAAAGCATCTATCCGGACAAGTGCCTCTACAAAGAAGGCACGAATCACGGAGAATGCAAAGCAAGAAAGAAAACAAAACTCAGAAAATGCTTCTGAACGGCGAGCAGAAGTTGCCAGTAAGCTAAAGTCTTCCATTGCAGCAGTAAGGGAGGCTTATAAACAGGCAAAGGAATCTTTAGATTCTTCCTACGAAGACATTCTTCAGCAGGAGTTCGATAAGATTGCTGCCGAAATGCCCAAAGTAACGAAACGCAAGTCGAGAAAGAAGTGAGAGGAGGAAATTCAAAATGGCGAAGTATGATTTCAGTGGCTGGGCCACTCGAAATGACTTGCGATGTGCCGATGGACGAATTATCCGAAAAGATGCATTTAAACAGCAGGACGGCGAAGTAGTTAGTCTTGTTTGGAATCATCAGCATAATTCTCAGGATAATGTTCTTGGACATGCGTTGCTCGAAAATCGGGATGAGGGTGTTTACGCTTACTGTACATTTAATGACACAGAATCTGGTCAGACAGCTAAAAAGCTGGTACAGCATGGCGATGTCTGCTCTCTTTCGATATGGGCTAATCAGCTTCAGCAGAATGGGCGTGATGTGGTTCATGGAATTATTCGTGAACTTAGTCTTGTTCTCGCCGGAGCAAATCCTGGGGCATTTATCGATACAGTAATGGCTCATGGGGCAGATGCTAATCCGGATCAGATTGAAGAGCTCATTGCAAGTTACAACGAAAATCTCATGCTCTATCATTCCGATGACAATGCGGATGATAAGGAGAAGAAAGAAAAAGGCATGAGTGAGGAAGAAAAGAAGGAGGAGACACCGAAGGATACGAAGGAAACTCCGCCGACGGATAACAAAGAGGAATCCCCCAAGGATGAGAAGGAAGAGACCATTGGCGACGTCTTAAAGGGATTAACTGAAAAACAGCAAAACGTTGTTTGTGCATTAATCAGTCAGGCTCTCGGTGAGAGTGAGGACGATAATGATGACGATGACGACGATGACAAAAATGAAGGAGGAAAAACGAACATGAAGCATAATGTATTTGATCAGGACAGCGTGAAGGAGAATACTTTCCTGAGTCACGCGGATCAGGAGGGCATTGTCGCCCTTGCAAAACAGAATAGTGTTGGCACTCTTCGTACAGCTATCAACATTTATGTCGAGAATCATCAGGATGCGCTGGCCCATGATGGGATGGAAGGACTGACCGGCGAGCAGGCTATCGAGGCTCTGTTCCCTGACTTCAGGGATGTTCGTCCGGGTGCTCCTGAGCGGATTACTCGTGATCAGGGATGGGTTACTGCGGTTATGAGCAAGGCGTACAAGACGCCTTTTAGCCGTATTCGTACCCGCCAGATGGATGCTCGTGATGAGAATCTTCGTGCGAGGGGTTACAAGAAGAATGGTCAGAAAGCGGATCGTGGCAGCATGACTCTGTACAATCGTACTACGGATCCTCAGACCATCTATGTGAAGGATAAGCTGAATCGTGATGATATCCTTGACATCACCGATTTCGAGGTGGCGGCGTACATCTATCAGGATATGCGTGAGAAGCTGAATGAGGAAATCGCGATCGCGGTTATGGTTGGCGACGGAAGAACTCCTGGTGGAGATGGAAAGATCGATGAGACCCATATCCGTCCTATTTGGCAGGATGATGAATTCTTCACTATCCATGTTGATGTTGACATTGAGGCTGCTAAGAAAGAACTTCAGGGTACGAACACCGGTGCAAACTTTGGCGAGAATTATGTGTATGCCGAGGCGATCATTCGTGCTGCACTGTATGCCAGAGAGGAGTACAAGGGGAGCGGCACTCCCGATTTCTTCTGCACTCCGCACCTCGTTAATGTGATGCTGCTGGCAAGAGATCTGAACGGTCGTAGAATTTACGATACGGTTGACGATCTGGCTAAGGCTCTGAATGTTGGCGCTATCTACACGGCAGAGCAGTTTGATTCTCTGGAGAGAGAAGACAAGAATCAGAAGAAAAAGAATCTGCTTGGCCTGTTTGTCAACATGGCGGACTATACGATTGGTTCTACCAAGGGTGGCGAGATCACCAGATTTAATCAGTTCGATATCGACTTCAACCAGGAGAAGTATCTGCTTGAGACGAGGCTGTCTGGTGCACTGACCAGGTATCATTCTGCAATTGCGCTGGAAGAGCCGCAGTCGGGGGAATGATTAGTCCTGCCGTAGTAAAAGCCACAGCCGGCGGGACGATGAGATATGGTCTTGATGTAGACAATCTTCAGGAGGGTATTCAGATCTCCGATGATGCTATTAGTGGTAAGCTGAAGCAGGTTGAAGAGTACCCACAATTCGGTGACGAAAAAGCTTCTGAGCTTGGTCACTATCTGGCATTAGATATTGAAGTACCTGAAGGCGAAACTGCTACTACCAAGATCGAAGGTGGCACAAAACCGGATTATGTGGATGTTACATCCGATAAATTCTGTGTATACAGGATTACCGACAGCAACTCTCAGAAGATCAAAGTAAAGACTCGGAAGGGCGAGGAAGAAGTCGAAAAGACTTATGACTTGACTGGGCTTACACTTGATCCGGGGGAATGATTCGTCTCATTGTCAGCGCCGTAGATGATGAGACAGAGTTGTATGGACTAACGGCAAGTGACCTACAATCAGATCTCCAAATCGGTGACACTTCTATAAGTGGAATTCTTTCTTACATTCCAAGCTATCCAAATTATAGCTCAGTATTAGAAGAACAAAGCGGTTATTATCTTGCGCTTTCATTCAGTGCAAATCCAGGTGCGACAATTACAACTGAATTAGTTCCAGGAGCGGGTAAATCCAAACCTGTGACAGATGGATTCTGTGTGTATCGTATCACGGATAAAGATAACCAGACCATCCGAGTTTCTGTAACGAAGAAAGGCTGTTCGTCCGTAACAAAGGAATATTCCTTAGCCCAGTTAATTTTGGGCGATTGGCTCAGAGATTCTGAAAAAGAAAAAATACTGGACAGTGAAAGCGAACGGATCCAGGCGGATGATCTGGGGAGAACTGATTAAAAGGAGGAAATTCAAAATGGGAAAATTTTATGGACCGATTGGCTATGGTGTAACCAACGAGACAAGACCTGGCGTATGGGAGAAGGAGATAACAGAACGGAATTATTTCGGAGATGTGCTTCAATTTAACCGACGGACAGAATCGAGCGGAAATCTTAACGATGACTTAAACATCAACAATAAGATTAGTATCATAGCTGACCCGTTTGCCTATGAGAATTTCCACACAATGCTTTATGTCTTATGGATGGGCGTAAAGTGGAAAGTGACAAATGTGGAAGTACAGTATCCACGTTTAATTCTGACGGTAGGGGGTGTTTATAATGAATCGCAGTAGAATTCAATTGCAGAGCTTTCTTGAAACGGTGAAGGGTTTGGCGATCAATCCTATTACGCATAAGCCTGCGGTTTATTTTCAACCCCCACCGTCAGTAAAGTTGGTTTATCCGTGCATTATTTATGTTCTTGATAAGATAGACACAAAACATGCGGATGATAAGCCATATCTGAACAAAAAAGGCTACAGTGTAACAATCATTGACAAAGACCCGGATTCGGAAATTCCTGATATGCTTTCTGCTATGCCTTTGAGTAGATTTGATCGAGCATATACAGCGGATAATCTGAATCATTGGGTCTTTTCTTTATTCTATTGAAAGGAATGATAAAAACATGAGTAAACAGCTTGTTTGGGATCAGGTAGGGGAAAAGCTCTACCAGACTGGTATTGAACAGGTAGCACTCTATCCTCAGGATGAGAAGGGTGCATATCCGCTTGGAGTTGCGTGGAATGGCGTTACGAATATTACAGATACTCCTTCTGGCGGAGAACCGAATGATCTTTATGCCGACGATCAGAAATATTTATCCCTTATGTCCAGAGAAGAATACGGTGGTTCTATTACGGCCTATATGTCTCCTCCTGAGTTTGACGAATGTGATGGTACTGTTCAGGCTGCTGATGGAGTGTTGATTAAGCAGCAGGCAAGGAAAGCATTTGGTCTTGCTTACAAAACTCTGGTAGGTAATGACACCCAGGATACCGATTACGGTTATAAACTGCATCTGGTATGGGGAGCAAAGGCTTCTCCGTCTGAGGAGAGTCATGATACTGTAAACGATAGCCCGGAAGCTACCGAGCTTAGCTGGGAATACACCTGTACCCCGGTCAGTGTTACTACCAAGATTAAGGAGAAGGCACTGAAACCTTTCGCACATATGGTGATTTCCAGCAGTGCGGCTAAGATTGCAGATCTTGAGAAGATCCTGTACGGCAGTGAGGAGACTGATGCGAGACTGCCTCTCCCGGATGAAGTGCTGAAGCTGATGATGGGGGAATGATACCCTCTCCTCATGAGCCAAGCAGTGATGGAGAGGGACCAGCCGTTAGTATCAGTGCCGGTAGTGACACAGATACTGTTCTTGGCACAAAAAAGGTTCAGGATTTTCAGGAAAATATTCAGATAGATGAAGACCAGAAAAAGATAACTGGAACATCGCATCATGTGACTGATTTCGAGGACTTTAATCCGTCGGATTCATCTGAACAGAGTGGTAATTATCTGTATCTGTCATTTGCTGGCATTGATGCAGATAAAATCACAACCAAAATTACTGGAGGAAAGCACACCAACGAGGTGGATTGCACTTCTGATAAATGGTGTCTGTATTTCCTTACCGCGAGTTGTACTGCAATTGTTGTGACAGCCACAAAAGGCGACAAGGCTACTACCAAATCTTATGATATCAGCGAATTAGAATTGGAAGAAGCATAAGCAAAAGTTAAGGGAGTCGTATTCAGGGTGATAGGCTGGCGGCTCTCTTTTTTTTTATGAAAGGAGAAAAAGATAATGCTGAAGAAAACAATTACTTTTACAGATTACAATGGTCAGACCCGTACCGAGGATCATTACTTTAATCTGAATAAAGCGGAAGTCATCGAATGGCTGACAACTACCGGCGATTATACGATCGACGAAGTGCTTACTCAGATGTCTAAGAAGATGAATGCTAGAGGGATTATGGAAACTTTCCGTGATCTGATCTATCGTGCATACGGTGAGAAATCTCTCGACGGGAGAAGATTCATTAAGACTCCTGAGGTTAAGGCGAATTTCATGGAGACAGAAGCTTATTCTGTTCTTTTCACTGAGTTGGTAACGGATGCTAAAGCGGCAGCGGATTTCTTTAATTCGATTATTCCTCCGGATCTGGGGAAGGAAGTCGAAAAGATCATGAATGCGCATCCGAATGCAACTCCTGAGGAGCTCCGTCAGATTGCTGCCGGTGAAGCTGCTGGAAATAGCGGGGCACCGTCATTGCCAGCAAAATAAATGTGAAGGAAGGGAGACTGGAAGATGCTTGAAGTCACGATACCTGCGGTGGAATTATATGATTCCGAGAAAGAGGAATTTTTCTGTCCTGTAAAAAAACCGGTCACATTGCGGCTGGAACATTCGCTGGTCTCCCTTCAAAAATGGGAATCAAAATGGCATAAACCATTTCTTGGGAAAGAAGCAAAGACCAGAGAAGAAACACTGGATTATGTTCGATTTATGTGTACCACGCCAAATATTGATCCAGAAATCTATCAATATATCCCACCGGAGGAGATGAAACGAATCAGCGATTATATCGAGGATCCTATGACAGCAACTTGGTTTAGCGAATCCAAAAAGCAAGGCGGTCCCCCTCCGAAAAAAGAAGTTATTACGGCGGAAATCGTCTATTATTGGATGATTACTTTGGGAATTCCGAGTGAATATCGAAAGTGGCATCTAAATCAGTTGCTTACGCTAATTCGGGTCATCAATGCGAAGAATGCACCAAAGAAAAAGCGAAGCAAGAAAGAAACTTTAGCAGACTATTCCCGTCTTAATGCGATGCGCAGGGCGAAGTATAACAAATCGAAAGGGTGATGATCTATGTCGAACAAACAGGGAATCGACATTTCAACTTGGCAGGGAAATGTGGATTTTAACAAAGTAAAGGCTGCTGGAATTCAGTTCCTTATTTTAAGAGCCAGCTATCGGCAGGCTGTAGATTCCAAATTCTACGCGAATGTTCAGGGGGCAAAAGCTGCCGGTATTCCAATTTACGGCGTGTATCATTTTAGTTATGCGCTGAATGAAGATCAGGCTAAACAGGAGGCTGCCTTTTGTATTTCAGAGGTAGAGAAAGCCGGTCTTGGAAAAGACATTATTGTTTTCTTTGACTTTGAATATGACACTATTACAAAAGCAAAAGCAGCCGGGGTCATTCTTGGAAGAAGCGAATGTAATTCTCATGCGAAGGCTTTCTGTGAATATGTTACTTCTCGTGGATACAAAGCCGGAATCTACGCAAACATCGATTACTACAAAAACATGTTTGATCATGATTTACTTTCCAAATATGTGTTTTGGTTAGCCGACTGGTCTGGCGATGCTGACTATCCATGTGATTTCCATCAGTATACGAGCAAAGGTTATGTGTCTGGTATTGCAGGAAATGTGGATATGGATTACCAGATTGCAAATCTCAATGATGAAAAGGGGATTTCTACGATGGGTTATTCGAGACAAGCTGTAGTTGACTTAGCTAAATCTTGGGTTGGCAAGAACGAAGCAGATGGATCTTATAAGGAAATCATCGATATTTACAATTCCTATACCGGAAAATTCCCGCGGGGAACGAAGATGCAGTATGGGTGGGCGTGGTGCGCCGCAACCTGGTCTGCGTTAGCTGTAAAGCTCGGTTATACAGCTATCATGCCGATCGAGATCAGCTGTTACTACATCATCGAGGTAGCGAAGGCTATGGGGTGCTGGGTGGAAAACGATGCATATGTCCCGGCGCCTGGTGACGCAGTCTTATATGACTGGGAGGATTCTGGAGCTGGAGATAATACTGGCAATCCTGATCACATCGGTACCGTAGAATATGTATCTGATGGCTACATTGTTGTAATTGAGGGGAATTACAGCAATGCTGTAAAACGTCGTACTCTTTCTATTAATGGAAGATATATTCGCGGTTTTATTACACCGAAATACGACGAGGGAGTCGTGTCCGGTCCTGTACAGGAATCCAAAAAGTCTGTGGATATTGTGGCGCATGAAGTTATTAGTGGAGTTTGGGGAAATGGTGCAGCTCGAAAAGCGGCTCTGGAGGCTAAAGGATACAATTACGCGGAAGTTCAGGCTCGTGTCAATGAGATTCTGAATGGTTCTGCGGCTAAGCCATCTTCTCCTGTTCAGGATCAGTCTCAGCCGGCTGCTAAGAAAGTCACAGCAACTGCTTATGCGCAGGGATTCGATAAGGGATTGGCTGGAACTTATACTACTACAGCTGATCTGTATTGTCGTAACGATGCTGGAACGAACAAGAAGGCACTTTGTTTGATTCCTGAAAGTACGAAAGTACAATGTTATGGCTACTATACGAGCTACAACGGTGTGAAGTGGCTGTACATTCAGTTCATAATGGATGGTGTTCAGTATACAGGCTTCAGCTCCAGTGAGTATCTGAAGAGATAACGGAGAAATTCAAAATGATTAGTTTTCGGCAAAAGGGCGACTTCTCCAAACTCGAAAAGATGCTTAAAAATTCTTTTGGTAAGAATTATCGAAGAGTTCTTGAGCAGTATGGACGAGAAGGAGTAGCCGCCCTTGCCGCTGCTACTCCGAAAGATTCAGGGAAGACTGCCTCATCATGGGAATACGAAATTACCGAAAAGAACGGACAGTTGTCCGTCACATGGAAAAATACAAATATTCATGACGGTGTCAATATTGCGATTATTTTGCAATATGGTCACGGAACGAGAAATGGCGGCTATGTTCAGGGGAGAGATTACATCAATCCTGCGTTGCGGCCTATTTTTGAAAAAATGGCTGATGCAGCCTGGAAGGAGGTTTCTGCGCTATGAGTGCAACGATCGACGAAAGAGTTGTTGAGATGCGATTTGACAACAAGCAGTTTGAGAGCGGCGTTAAAGAAAGTCTTAGCACTTTGGATAAGTTGAAGCAAGCGTTAAACCTCTCTGATTCTGCAAAAGGATTGGAAAGTATACAAAAAGCTGCCGAAGGAGTTAATATCGGCGGCATCGGAACAGCCATTGAAGGAGTAAAAGAAAAATTCACGGCCCTCGAAGCGATTGCTTTGGGGGCTTTGATGCGAATTGGACAAAAGGCGATCGACACCGGAGCCCAACTGGTTAAATCGCTTACTATAGAACCCATCACTCAAGGTTTTGAGGAATACGAATTAAAGATGGGATCTGTTCAGACCATTATGGCCTCGACAGGAGAAGACCTGCAAACGGTTAATAAATATCTGGAAGAATTAAACAAGTATTCTGACCAAACGATTTACTCGTTTTCTGACATGACCAATAACATTGGTAAATTTACAAATGCCGGTGTCAAGTTGGAAGATGCAGTAATGGCGATCAAGGGTATCAGTAATGAAGCAGCTGTATCTGGTGCCAATGCAAATGAAGCTTCCAGAGCAATGTATAACTTTGCGCAGGCATTATCAGCTGGTTACGTTAAACTGATTGACTGGAAATCTATTGAAAATGCCAACATGGCTACTGTGGAATTTAAAAATCAGTTGCTTGAGGCGGCTGTTGCTGCAGGGACTGTTGAGAAGACAGCCGATGGCATGTATAAGGTTTTGACAGAGAACAACCAGGGCAAGACGATGGAAGATACCATTGATGCTACAAAGAATTTCAACGATAGTCTTCAGTACCAGTGGATGACAACCGAAGTGCTGGTTAGTACCTTGAAGGAATATGCCGATGAAACTACTGATATTGGTGCGAAAGCGAAAGCGGCTGCGACTGAAGTAAAGACATTCAGCATGTTGATGGATACGCTGAAGGAAGCAGTTGGATCTGGTTGGGCCCAGACTTTTGAACTGATATTTGGTGACTTCAATGAGGCAAAAGAACTTTGGACAGAAGCAAGTAATGCTTTGGGTGCGATTATCGACGCACAGGCTGATGCCAGAAACGAACTTTTGAAGGGTGGATTAAGTACCGGCTGGAAACAATTTCTGGATTTGGACGGACTTAAAAACTCTACCATTGCAAGCGATTACAAAGAATGGATTCAGGACATCGCGACAGATCATGGCGTAGCGATTTACGATATGATCGAAACCACTGGATCCTTTGAAGCGGCTTTAAAAGAAGGTTGGATGACAGCAGATATTTTGGGAGAAAGTATTGAAGGTCTGACTAACCGTTATCACGAGTATTCGGATGAAGAATTAGCCGCTATGGGAGTTACTGCTGAAGACATCGCAGAACTTGATAAACTTTGTGAATCGGTCAAGAATGGAAGTATTTCTCTGGAAGAATTTGCGGAGAAGATTAATCGGCCGTCCGGTCGTGAAAACCTGATTGAATCGGTCAAAAATTCTTTCAATGCGCTTATGGCGATTGTCAAACCGATCAAGGAAGCTTTTCGAGAAATATTTCCACCAGCTACAGCCGATCAGTTATATGATCTTACCGTTAAAATCAAAGAATTTACGGAAGGTTTAAAAATTTCTGATGAAACGGCTGATAAAATTAAACGTACTTTTAAAGGTGTTTTTGCCGCCGCTGATATTCTAAAACAGGGTATCGCGGCGGTTATTAATTTACTATTTCCTGGTGTAAAAGCAGCCGGTTCTTTTGCAGATGGAATTCTTGGAATTACGGCCCGTATTGGCGATTGGATTGTTGCGCTTGACGAATCCATCAAGAAAAATGAATTCTTTACAAAGGCTGTAGATAAGATCAGGGATGTTGTGGAGATTGTAACTGGTAAAATCAAGGATTTTATCAAAGTTATTCAAGATTTTGTATCAACACACTTTAAGGCTCCTGATTTGAGTTTCATTACCGATGTTGCCGATACAGCAGAAAAGAGATTCCGTCCGTTGCAGGCAATTTTTGATTTCTTTGGAAAAGTTGTTAAAACGGTTGTTGATGTCTTGTCAAAAGCTGCGCCAATAATTGGAACAGTAGCCAGTACAGTCGGAAAAGCGTTGTCTTCTTTTGGAAAAGCTATTGCTGATGCGTTTACTGGTGGCGGATTCAATGCCGTATTAGATCTGTTCAATAGTGGTGTTCTTTCGGTTATTGGCGTGAAGATTTCTGAATTTATGGGAAATCTTTCATCCATCACTAAGGGTGGAACGAGTTTTGTTGACGGCATATTGGAAATCAAAGACGCTGTGTTGGATACCTTTGGTGCATTTCAAGAGCAGTTAAAATCTAAAGTCCTTCTCAATATTGCAGCCGCGATAGGGATTCTCGCTGCCTCATTGGTAGTACTTTCTTTGATTGATTCTGAGAAAATGACAGAAAGCCTTGGCGCAATTACTGTTCTATTTCTGGAGTTGTTCGGAAGTATGGCGGCATTTGAGAAAATTATGGATTCTTCTGGTATGAAGTCCATGAAACAGATTTCCGGCTCCATGATTGTCTTGGCTGCGGCTGTCTTGATTCTTGCCTCAGCAATGAAGAAGATTTCCGGAATTGATTCAGATAAACTTCTCGGTTCACTTGGTTCTGTTTCTCTGCTTTTGGGAGAAATGGCGGGAGTTGCTATCATCCTTTCAAAATACGGTGGGAAGGTCAAGACTGGAGCAGTCAGTATCATTGCTTTTGCAGGGGCAATCTATATTTTAACAGCATCGGTTGAGAAGCTTGGTGAATTAGACGTAGATACCCTGATCAAAGGATTGACCTCTGTTGGAGTTTTACTTGCCGAATTGGCGGCTTTTCTAGTTGCTGCGAAATTTGGAAGTTTGAAACTTACTCAAGCAGCAGGCATAGCTGTTTTGGCAGGGGCATTAATCATCTTACAGGGCGTCGTTTCCGATTTTGGAAATATGGATACGACAAAGATCGTTAAAGGTCTTGCCGCAACTGGTGCTATTTTGGCAGAATTGGCAGTCTTTAGTCGTGTCACGGGAAGTGCAGATCATATTCTTGCTACTTCTGTGGCAATGATAGGACTTGCCGCTGCGATGAATCTGCTGGAAGGTCCGATGACGACCTTTGGCAATATGTCGATTGAGCAGATTGGTAAAGGTTTGCTTGCGATGGGCGGAGCTTTGGCAGAAGTAGCAATCGCCATGAAATTGATGCCGAAGAACTCTCTTAGTGTAGGGCTCGGTTTGATTGAGGCTGCGGCTGGGATCATAATCATGAGCAAGGCGCTGGATTCTATGAGTGAAATGACCTGGGAAGAAATAGCCAAGGGATTGGTAGCTCTGGGAGTGGCTTTAGCAGAGATGGCAATTGCTATGAATGCTATGAAGGGTACTCTGAGCGGTTCGGCGGCTATGTTAGTAATGTCCGCGGCTTTATTGGTATTTACTCCGGTATTAAAAGCTCTTGGTGGAATGGAATGGGACGAGATTGCCAAAGGGCTAGTTGCTCTTGCTGGTGCGTTCGCGGTTATCGGTATAGCAGGGGCTGTTCTTAGTCCGATTGTTCCTTCTATTCTCGGATTGGCCGGTGCAATGGCTCTTCTTGGAGTGGCTGTTGCCGGTATTGGTGTCGGATTATTGGCTGGAGCAGCAGGACTAACTGCACTTGCGGCAGCAGGTGTTGCATCGGCAGCTACTATTGTCGCAATGCTGGAAATCATAATCGTTGGATTATTAAATGTTATCAGCGATAGTGCAGCTGCTCTTGGAGAAGCACTGAAGACAGTTATTCTTACTTTATGTGATGTAATTGTACAGTGCGTTCCTGAAATTGTAAAAACTGTGCTGGTTGTAGTGAAGGAAGTTCTTGCTGCATTGGCTGAAAACGCACCGGATATCGTGCATAACTTATTACAGCTAATTATCGGGATCATTGATGCTTTAGCAGCAGATCTTCCGACCGTCATTCAGTCGGTTGTAAATCTATTCATGTCATTCTTTGCCGGGGTCGCACAAGCATTGCAAGGGATTGATGTCAGCGTACTAATCGAAGGTATTGTTGGTATTGGTTTATTATCTGCATTGATGCTTGCTCTTGCGGCTATGGCTTCTTTGGCACCGTCCGCTATGGTTGGCGTTTTAGCAATGGGCGCTACGATTGCTGAACTGGCGATTGTTTTAGCAGCGGTTGGAGCTTTGGCTCAGATTCCCGGACTGCAGTGGCTGATCGGGGAGGGAGGTAACCTATTACAGGGAGTTGGAACTGCTATTGGAAAATTTGTCGGCGGCATTGTCGGCGGATTTATGTCAGGCGTTTCGGCTCAGTTTCCTCAAATCGGAGCTGATTTATCGGCATTTATGGTTAATGTTACTCCATTTTTGATGGGAGCAAATATGATTAAGCCAGAAATGCTGAATGGTGTAAAAGCTTTGGCTGAGACCATTCTTCTTCTGACTGCAGCTGATATTCTTCAAGGTTTGACATCTTGGCTTACTGGCGGAAGCAGCCTGGCAAGTTTCGGAGAGGAATTAGCTGCTTTCGGACCGCCATTCGCCCAGTTTGCGGAAGATATTAAAGGAGTAGATCCTGCAGTTGTCGAGGGAGCAGCAAACGCAGCAAAAGCATTGGCAGAGATGGCCTCAACTTTACCAAATAGCGGCGGATTGGCTGGAAAGATATTTGGTGAGAACAATCTGTCTGATTTTGGAGCAGAGTTGGAGAAGTTCGGACCGCATCTTGCTAAGTATGGTGAAGATGTAAAGAACGTAAATCCTGACGTTGTGGAAGCTTCTGCGAAGGCAGCACAGGTGTTGGCTGATATGGCGTCTACGCTACCGAATAGTGGTGGATTAGCAGCAAAGATACTTGGCGATAACACTTTATCTGCATTTGGTGAGGAGTTAGAGAAATTTGGACCGCATCTCGGTGCATACGGAAACTCTGTTAAGAATGTAGATCCTGAGGTGGTGGAAGCTTCGGCCAGAGCTGCTCAAGTTATGGCTGATATGGCGTCTACTTTACCGAACAGTGGCGGGTTGGCAGCTAAAATTATGGGAGATAATACTCTGTCCTCTTTTGGAGAAGAGCTCTCAAAGTTTGGCCCGTATATTGCGGATTATGCTTCCAGCGTAGCCGGTATGGATGCAGATGTTGTAGTAAGTTCTGCAAATGCTGCGTTGGCATTATCTGAGCTGGCAAATGGATTACCGAACAGTGGCGGATTGTTGTCCTGGTTTACTGGTGATAACGATATCGCTACCTTTGGCGAAAGCTTATCAAAATTTGGTAATTCGATGAGCGCTTATTATCAATCAGTTGCTGGAATTGACACGGATCTCTTAGACAGTGTTATTACGGAAGTTTCAAAGTTGATTGATATTGCGACTGGAACCGCCGGCATTGATACATCGGGTATGACCGGATTTGCAAACAGTCTTCAAACCATGGGAAATAATGGCATTGACGCTTTTATTCAAGCTTTCAATGGCTCTGTTTCCAATGTGACTGCTGCAGTGAATGGCATGATGACAGCCGCTGTAACCGCGCTTATCAGCGGAGGTACAACACTTACTACAAGTGCCACTACAGTTGGCGGAAATGCAGTGAATGCGCTTGGAACAGCTATGACTGCGAAGCAGGGTACGGTGTTGACCACCGTGAGAAATCTATGCACGGCTATCGTGACTCAGATGAAAACCTCATTACCCAGTACGACATTCAATACTATTGGGCAGAACGTGGTACAAGCTCTTATCAACGGAATCAATGCTAAGAAGTCGCTTGCATTGACCACCGTGAGAAATCTATGCACGGCTATCGTGACGGAGTTTAAGAACGGTTTACCGAGTACTACGTTTTCAAATATCGGAGGAAATATTGTAACATACCTTGCTCAAGGCATCCGAAATAAGCAGAGTTCGGCTACGGCAGCTGCTAAGCAGGTTTGCCAGGCAGTAACGCAAGCTTTCCGAGATAATATGTCCGAAAGTACTTTCAAGGGAATTGGGGAGAATGCAGCACAGGGATTGGCGAACGGTATCAAAAACAAGATAGACGATATTGCAGATGCAGCGATTCGTGCAGCAAGAGAAGCAGTGAAGGCAGCACGAGAAGAATTGGACGAACATTCGCCATCGCGAGTTTTTCTTGAGATTGGTAAGTATGTCTCCCTGGGTATGGCAAATGGTATTCTGAACTATATTTCCACAATCAGTGCAGCAAGTCTCGATTTGGCAAATTCTGCGGTTGATCCGGTTCAGACAGCAGTTGCAACTATCAACAATATGATCGAAAACGGTCTTGGAGATGACTTTAATCCGACCATCACTCCTGTTCTCAATTTGTCGAATATCGAAAAAGGAGCTCAGAAAGTTTCTTCGATGTTTAGAGGTCTTGACGTATCGACCTCTTATGACAAAGCACTAAACGCCAGCAACAGTTTTGCTAATAAGAAAACTGGAATGGAGAATGGAGAAGTAGAAGGAGGAAAAGGCTCTACCGTTAATCATTGGAGTTTGACACAAAATAACTACTCACCCAAGGCCTTGTCCAGAGCGGATATCTATAGACAGACAAGGAATCAGTTCACGACGTTAAAGGAGGCGGTTGAGGCACAATGATTAAATCCATAACGATCACAAATTACCTTGGCGAATCGATCAAGATCTTCTTAGCCCAAGATAACCCAGATCATGGGTTGTTAATAAAGAGTATTGAAGGTCTTGGTCCAGCCAAGGCGAATATCAACACAACCAATTTGGCAACGAATGATGGGTCTTTGTATAATTCTGCGAGACTTGATTCTCGTAATATACTGATTAAGTTTTTATTTGGATTTGCACCGACAATCGAAGATTCCAGACAGAGGACTTATCGATATTTTCCGATTAAGAAACCTTTGGAATTTTTGATTGAAACGGACAACCGAATCGCCAAAACATCGGGTTATGTGGAATCAAACGAGCCGGATATTTTCAGCAAAGACGAATCAAATTCAATTTCTATCATTTGTCCAGATCCTTATTTCTACTCTGCAGGAGAAAATGGAACCAATACGACCATTTTCTATGGAACGGAACCGTTGTTTGAATTTGTATTCTCTAATGAATCACTAGATGAGTCTATGATTGAATTCGGTGCTATCGAAAATGAGACAGAGAAGACAGTGTATTACGACGGAGATGCAGAGATAGGTATTGTTATCACAATTCATGCATTGGGAGAAGCTCGGAATATTACCATTTACAATACCGGGACAAGAGAAGTTATGCGAATTGATACAACCAAAATTCAAGAGATAACTGGTTCCGGAATTATTGCTGGTGACGACATTATTATTTCAACAGTGCGTGGAGAGAAAACCATTACGTTGCTAAGAGGAGGACACTACATCAATATTCTTAATGCATTGGACAAAGGGTCTGACTGGTTCACGTTGACAAAAGGAGATAACGTTTTTGCTTATGTTGCGGAATACGGGTCAGAGAATCTGCAGTTCAAAATTGAGAACAAAATCATTTATGAAGGGGTGTAAAGATTATGGAAGTATTGGTCTTGAATCAGAAATTTCAGCAAGTTTGCCTGATCGATACTTTCGAGTCTTTACTATGGACAGAGCGGTTCAACGGGGCTGGAAATTTCGAAATCTACACCCCCGTTGATCTTGCCCTGTTGCAGCAGGCTAAGCAGAATTATTACGCTTGGCTAAAAGACTCCGATCAGACAATGATTATTGAGGAAATCCAAATTGCAACAGAAGTTGAGACCGGTGCCCATATGATGATTTCTGGTCGGTCTCTTGAATCAATCCTTGATCGAAGGATTATCTGGCAGCAAACCGTTCTTAATGGGAATCTTCAAAATGGAATCAAAAAGCTGCTAGATGAAAACATTATTAGTCCGGCTCTTGCAGACCGCAAGATTGCCGGCTTTATTTTTGAGGCGTCTACTGATCCGGCAATTACGAATCTTACGCTTCGAGCTCAGTATACTGGCGATAATCTGTATGACACTATCGTTACAATCTGCGATTCATACCATATCGGATTCCAAATTACGCTGAATGATAAAAATCAGTTTGTGTTCAAGCTTTATGCAGGATCTGATCGGTCCTATGACCAGATTAAAAATCCCTATGTCGTGTTTTCTCCTAAATTCGAAAACATTATCGATAGCAACTATATCGAGTCAGATAAAACTCTGAAAAATGTTGTTTTGGTGGCAGGAGAGGACTCTGGTTCCGCACGAAAAACTCGTATTGTGGGGTCTGGCACAGATCTTAACAGAAGAGAAATCTATGCGGATGCTCGTGACATTCAATCTGAAACACAAGAGGGAACTTTGACCGAGGCGGAATACAATAGCCAGTTAGACCAGAGAGGACATGAGGTTCTCGCTGAGCATTCGATAACGAAGTCATTTGAAGGTCAAGTGGAAGCAACAAAGATGTTTGTTTACGGACAGGATTTCTTCAAAGGAGATATTGTCCAGATTGTAAACGAATATGGGATGGAGGAAAAGGTTCGGGTAGCTGAGTTTGTGCGAGCACAAGATACCACGGGCTACAATACTTATCCCACATTTAGCGTCGTGGAATAGGGAGGTGATATAGATGAGTGTTACATATGGTTTTTACAATTCGTTAAACCATGACCGGAGATACGACGCAATCCAAATGTCCAGTATTTTTGACGGGATTATTCGAGATGGCATTTTTATGTCCATCGGAACAAGATTTCAAGTATTGGCTGATTCAGAAATGATGGTTACGGTTGGAACCGGTCGAGCATGGTTCGATCACACCTGGACACTGAATGACTCATTACTTCCTATCTCCATTCCGCAGTCAGAAGTGATCTTAAACAGAATTGATGCAATTGTAATCGAGGTAAACGCTGAACCTGCGGTTCGTGCGAATTCCATCAAAGTTGTAAAAGGAACGCCATCATCTAAGCCGGCACGACCAACCTTGACTAATACGGCAACTGTACATCAATATCCGCTGGCTTACATTTCTGTAGGCGCCGGGGTTACATCGATCCGACAGGCGGATATTACCAGCATGATTGGTCAAGGGTCTACTCCATATGTTACCGGTATTCTCGAAACTATAAATATTGAATCTATGGTTCGGCAGTGGGAAGACCAGTGGCAAAAATTCTTTGAAGATCAGACAGACGATATGCAGGATGCCAACGAACATTGGAAGTACGAATGGGAATCCTGGTACAAGACCTATCGCGGAGATATGGAGCAGACCGGTCAGGATTGGAAGAAGCAGTGGGAAGAGTGGTACAAGCAGTTTACGGAAAGCGGTACAGAAAATTTCGATCAATGGCGTGATGAAACGAACGCTACTTTTGAGGAATGGTTTCGCCGTATTCAGGAGCTGGTGGAGGGTGATGAGAAGACAGATCTGCCGGCTGAGGTTGAGAAACTGGAGGAACGGCTGAAGCTGTTAGAGACTTTCACGGACGAGGTTTATAACAATCATGCCTTGTGGTACAAGCTGTACGACAATCAAGTTACGGTTCACCACGACTATATTCTCGATAGTGCTGGCGACCAGATTACCGATTACATTGATCGGCAAGTTGAAACCGCAAATATCACGATTGAGCCATTAGAAGATAGCGAACCAATTCTTGACAGCGATGGTCGTGTTATCGATGGACGACTGATATTTGAATTCAAATAATGAAGGAGAGTGAAGATTACTATGAAGATTACAGAGTATGCCAAGACAACCGACCTTTCGGATGAGCGGGTGCTTCTTTCCGATGGTACGAACGGCACAAAAACAATCAAAGTTGCTGATCTGCTTTTTGCAATGGTGGACAGCGGTCTTCTTCCTGTAGAAATGCGTAGGAATATTTACAGGGGGAAAAATCTGGGTTCTAGTGTAAGTGCTGCACAGTGGGAAGCGATTCGAAACGGTAAGTTCACTGATTTGTTTGTAGGAGATTACTGGACAATCGGTGACAAGACCTACCGGGTGGCGGACATTGATTATCTCTATAACTGTGGAGATACCGCGTTTACCTCTCATCATCTGATCATTGTTCCTGATACCAATATGGGAAATCAGAAGATGAACGATACAAATATTACAACCGGTGGTTATGTCGGAAGTAAGATGCGTACCGAGTATATGGAGACAGCGAAGACCGAGATCAAGACAGATTTCGGAGAAAGCCATATCCTCAAGTACAGAGATTATCTGACGAACGCTACTGCAAATGGGAAGGCATCTGCCGGAGCTTGGAGCGACTGTGACATTGAGCTGATGAATGAACGAATGGTTTACGGGAGTCCTTGTTTCAATCCGACTTCGGACGGATCCACTGTTCCGTACAATTACACGGTCTGCAAATCTCAGTTGGCACTTTTCATGCTGAATCCCAAAGCTATCACAACCAGATATACTTACTGGCTGAGAGATATCGTGTCTGCGGCTGGTTTCGCTCGTGTGAACTACTATGGCGATACGAGCTCCAACGGCGCTTCGAACTCTGGTGGGGTTCGTCCGTTCTTCGCTATTGGTTAGCTTATTAAGGGGGCCTTGTGCCCCCGCTTAAAAAAGAAATAAGGAGGAAATTCAAAATGGATGAAAAACGTTACACTATTACGCTTGCGGATGGAACAGAATTACCCGATTTGCGGCTGAATGGTAATAACTACATTTCGGATGAGCCGGTATCGGAGGACATTTTTGATGAGAACTGTACTCCGCTTACTGTTTCGGATGGTGAGACAGAAGAGATCCATGAAAATGCCGCGTTGATTCAGGTGGCACAGTATGGATCTGAATATTGGATCGCTTTTCGGGATCTGACCCAGGCCGAACTCGATAATGCAAAGATGCGTTCAGATATCGAGTATCTGGCTATGATGACCGATGTGGAACTGTAAAGGAATTCGCATCTTCCGTATGTAGGTGACGAAAGATTGCGATAGGATTATAGAAAATTGGAAGGAGGACCACCGATGGAACATAGCAATAATTACGAAAAGGTAAAGCGTTATTACCGTACTAAGATGTGGAATGAGTCTCGTGTAAAAGATGCCGTTAAGAAGAATTGGATTACGGAAGAGGAATTCAAGGAAATCACCGGCAAGGATTATTCCGCATCATGAGTGTTCTTGTAAGCGACCGAAAGGAATCCCGATGTGAATCTATCATATATTCCATAGAATTGCATGATATGCTCTTAGATCTACTAAGCCGCAATTTCGGAATAAAAGATTTGGATCATATGGTACGGATGAAATATGCTTATGGTCAGATTGAATCGGAAGATTTTCCTTTTTATCATTATCAGATGCATAAGTATAAAGAACGGATTGACAAATTGGCGTATTTACTGACAAATAACCTAAGAGCAGCCAAGAGGATTCATCCGACATCTATGCATGAATATGAGAAAAGACGGGATTATCAGAATGACGCAATCGGTAACTGCGATCAACTGGTGCATAATTTGCAAAGGGTCGTGGAAATTTTTGATGTAGATCTGAACCTATATGGTCGCTATGTAAAAGCTATCAATCGAGAAATCGATTTGATAAAACGTTGGCGTCAAAGAGATAACAAACTCAAGACGTACTTACAAGGGTAATATCTAAATATGCGCTGTCTGCGGCTAATTTCGCTAATGTGAACAACAATGGCAATACGAACTACAACAACGCTTCGAACTCTAATGGGGTTCGTCCGGATTCTCTACCTAACCAATAGAGAAGGAGATGTTATCCGTTCCTTTTTTATAAGGATGAATGATAAAGCCGGACGCGATTTACTACGGTAACTATTGCTATAACGGTGAATACTTATGACGTATGAGGAGATACTCTGCGACGCCAACAATTTGTACAGAGCCTACAAGGCCTCGGTCAAGGGCAGCAAGTGGAAAGAATCAACTCAAAAGTTTATACTGAATTTTCTCGGATATATTTTCCAAATCCAAGAAGATTTAATAAATCGGACACTGAAAAATGGTCCAACCGAAGAGTTCGAGCTGCGTGAACGAGGCCGAATTAGGCCTATCACAAGTTTACAAACTCAGGATCGTATTGTTCGTCATGTTTTATGTGATGATATTTTACTTCCTGAGGTAAGAAAGAAAATTATCTACGATAACGGTGCATCTATCAAAGGTAGGGGCATTTCGTTTTCAAGAAAGCGTTTTGAGGTACATCTCCGAAAATACTATCAAGAGTACGGAAACACTGGGTTTATCCTATTTGGTGATTTTACGAAATTCTATGACAATATCATTCACGAGATAGCCAAACAGGAATTACTCAAGTTGTTCGATGATGACGAGTTTATCGACTGGTTGCTTACTCTTATATTCGATGGGTTCAAGATAGATGTTTCTTACATGTCAGACGAGGAATATTCAACCTGCATGGAGGACACATTTAACAAACTGGAATACCGGCTAATTCCAAAGAACAAACTGACTGGTGAAAAATTTATGGAGAAATCCGTGAATATTGGAGACCAGTTATCACAAGTTATTGGTATCTATTATCCACATCGTATTGACACTTATGTAAAATACGTTCGTCGTCAGAAGTATTACGGGCGATATATGGATGACTGGTATATCATGAACCCTGATAAAGAAGAGTTGCTTGATATTTTGGAGAATATTCGGATCATCGCAAAAGAATATGGTATTCACATCAATGAGAAGAAAACCCGTATTGTCAAAATCAGTGGAACGTACAAGTATTTACAGATTAAGTATACTCTCACAAGTTCTGGCAAAATCATCAAGCGAATTAATCCGAAGCGTGTAACCGCAATGCGTAGAAAAATAAAGAAACTTGCTGTTAAGGTTAAAAACGGTGATATTCTTTACGAAAACGTCGAAAACATGTTCAGAGGATGGATGGGGAGTTTCTATAAACTGTTATCCAAACAGCAAAGAAGCAATTTATTGGCTCTCTATGAGGAACTATTCGACAAGAAAATTGAGATTGTAAATAAAAAGATGCATATTTACAATCCGCATGAAATTCTTCAAGGAGGAGCAAATACATGACCTTGCTGGAAATGATCGTAACGATTATTTGTTCTGTCTTGGCTTCATCTGGATTTTGGGCATATGTTCAAAAGAAGAATGAGGCCAAAGACGTTAAAACAAAAGTTCTAATTGGACTTGGCCATGATCGAATCGTGTTCTTAGGAATGAAATACATAGAAAGAGGCTGGATTACTCAAGATGAGTATGAAAATCTATATGATTATTTGTATCAACCCTATGAGCAGCTTGGCGGAAACGGTTCTGCAAAGCGGATCATGGATGAAGTAAAGAAACTGGAGATTCGAAAATAAAAAAAAAAGAGGAAGAAGATTATGAAGATGGATAACAAAACCTACGATGTTTTGAAGTGGATCGCACAGTATTTGCTGCCGGCGGCAGGTACCCTTTACTTTGCCTTGGCAAGTATCTGGGGTCTTCCCTATGGTGAGCAGGTAGTGGGCACCATTACTGCAGTTGATACTTTCCTTGGAGTTCTTCTGGGGATTAGCTCGGCGCAGTATAACAAGGATTCCATATGATTGGATTCTTACTTTTACTAACTCTCTGTTGCTGGATTTTCATAGCCATTATCGTTCTCGCACTAATCACTCTGGTAAAATACGGAGGATTGGTGTGTTTTATTTTAATCATCATAGTGTCCGTAATTGTAGGATTGGTATTGGAGCATATATTGGATAAGAAGAAAAAGCATTGAGAGGAACCGAAAAAGAATGATAAAGTGGGAGGACTGAGGTTTTCCCACTTTCATTCTGCATTCTGTCTTTTCTACATTTTCTTTTATTTTTCCGTATTTAGGTTACGATGAAGACTGCTATCCTATACCCAGAATAATAATGATAGGAGTGATTATTTTGGGATATAGAGACAAAATACCTTTGTGGGAGAAGAGTAATTTGACGCTTGAAGAAGCCGCTGCGTATAGTGGTATCGGCATCAATAAGCTTAGAACTCTTTCTGATGATGAAAACTGCCCATTTGTTCTTTGGGTTGGGAACAAGCGATTACTCAAAAGAAAAAAGTTGGATGAGTTTCTTGATGGCTCGTATTCCGTTTGAAAAAGTGCTGGTAAAAGTGGTGTCAATGTGGTACCCTATATGTGGATTATCTATATCGCTTTCTACCAGCGTTTGAAAGGAGAAGAACAATGGCAGTTAAGCGAAAAGATAAAAATCGTGTCGTTTTAAAAAAGGGTGAAAGCTACAGAGAAAGTGACGGAAGATATTTTTACCGTTGGACAGATGCCACAGGTAAGCGTCATGCTGTGTATGCGAGGACACTGGAAAAACTTCGGATCAAGGAGGATGAGGTCGCAAAAGATATTTCAGATGGAATTAAGGCAGAGGCACAAGCTATCACACTAAACCAAATCTATGATTTATGGAAGGATATCAAGCGAGGACTGAAAAATACGACTTTTCAGAACTATTGCTATATGTACGATATGTTCGTCCGTAATACATTCGGGAAAAAGCGTATTTCTTCTATTAAGAAATCAGATGTTAAGAGATTTTATAACACTCTGGCAGACGAGAGAGGATTGGCGGCATCCACTATTGACAGTATACATACTGTTGTGCATCAGCTGTTTGGGATGGCTATAGACGACAACTACATCCGTTCGAATCCGTCTGATAATGCCTTGCGAGAGCTGAAGAAATCGCGAGAGTTCATTGAGGAAAAGCGATTTGCTCTGACTGAAGAACAGGAAAAGCTATTTTTGGACTATCTGCTAAAGACGCCTATGTACCGGCATTGGTATCCAATCTTTGCAATTATGGTGGGTTCTGGGCTTCGTGTCGGAGAGGTTACTGGTCTTAGATGGCAAGACATCGACTTTGAGAATGGCGTGATCGATGTCAACCATACCTTGGTATATTATGCACATCGTATTGTGAAGCCTGGAGAAAAGAAGGGTACATACTTCGCAATCAATAGCACCAAGACGCCGGCGAGCAAACGAAAGATTCCCATGCTGGATTTTGTGAAGGAAGCTTTCAAAATGGAACAGGAATATCAGCAGGAAGCAGAGATTTGTTGTCAGGCAATCGTTGATGGCTATACGAACTTTATATTTGTCAATCGATTTGGCAATGTGCAGCACCAAGGAACTCTCAATAAAGCGATTCGGCGTATCATACGGGACTGTAATTCGGAGATTATTGAAAAGAATGCGGACAAAACGGATCTGATATTGTTGCCTCACTTTAGTTGTCATTCCCTCAGACATACCTTTGCCACGAGAATGTGCGAAAAGGGTGTGAACATCAAGGTAATTCAAGATGTTATGGGACATACTGATATCAGCACGACAATGAATATCTACACCGATGCGACAAAAGATATGAAAACACAGGCGTTTGCCGATCTGAATGCGCAATATGCAGCTGACACCATTTGACACCAAAAACGACACCAAATGAAACAATATAGACAAAGATTTATAAAGACTTATACCGATGGAGCACTAAAAAGTCTTGATTTTAAACGGTTATGAAGACTGGTGTAGGGATGTGCTGAG